GCTGGAGTATGGAACGCCACAGCAGCAGCGCGAAGCATTATTGGCGCAGTTCGGCATCGCTGCACCGGCACAGCCACAAGAGCCGGTAGGATCAGCAAGTCATAACGTGGGATTGCTGCGCGAATTGGCGAAGGCATCAGTTGGAGCGTGCAATTGCGGTGCGAACACTCCACTTCACCGGCAGCATGCTTATGCCTGCCGCTATCGTGTAATCGAAGAAGCTCGCGCAGTTATCACCCAGCCAGCCGCACAGCTACCAGACGCCGAATTCCTGTCAAAGCGCCTTGCTCGCGTGGCAAAGCTGGTTGGTTACTCCATGCCATTCAGCTCGCATGAGCAAGTTGCAGAGGCAGCAGGAACCATTCTTGGCGAGATTGCGCGCAAGCTGGAGTCATGGGAACCAGCCGCACAGCGTAACGCCATCATCGAATCAACATTAGAGGAAGTGTTAGACGCCTTGAACACGGCAGGCGAAGGCAGCGCCTATGAAGTCATCTACGCCATGCGCAAGCGGGTTATTGCAGGCAAGACCGCACCGGAAGCAGGCGGGCAGGAAGGAGGTGCAGCATGAAGATGGCAAAACCATCCGAACAGGACATTGATGCCGCTGGCGACCTGATGGCTCTGCTAAATACCCTCGACCGGGGATACTACCCAGCAGATGAAGATCAAGAGAACGCACCGACGTTTTTCGATGAGGAAGACCCTGAGCACCTCCGGGCCTTTTACGACAAAGTAAAAGCAACTCTCGACCGCGCACCTGGTTACCAGGGCCGCGTGATCGGCGGCATGTGCTACGTCATCATGTGGGACAAAAACGAGATCGTTGACCCCGACTCGGACACCATTGACTTGCACCCAAAGCTAGTCAAGGCATTACAGGTTGCAGAGCAATCCGCCACCACCGCACCCGCTCAGGAAGCCGCGCCGATTCAGAAATCGCTGTCCGCATCCGTAGCTGATGCCCTGCGCCCCTTCCTCGGCACAGGCCAGAAAGTCATTTGGCGCGAACCATTCCGCTGGCATGACGATGACGGCGTTATGCCGAACCACTATGAAATGTTCAGCTTGAGCGGACTTGCAGAAGACTTTGGCTACACGATCATAGCTGACTGCGGATGCGCTGGGATTATCGCAGGGAGCGCAAAGAATGGGGAGGCAGCATGACGCAACGCGACTACGAAGGCGAAGGTCGCAGGGCATTCGAGCGCGGCGAAAAAGCAAGCAAGAACCCGTATCGCTTTGGGACGCCGCACTATTCATGGGCAAACGGCTGGGTAGAAGCATGGTGGGCATCCCCTGCCGGTCGCGCCGAGACAGAACGACTTAACGCTATGGACAGGCCAGCCGCCCAACCATCAGCAGATCAAGGGAGTAAGTAATGACAACGCCACGAACAGAGGCCGTGATCGTCAAAGTAATGGCGGAATATCCAGGCGAAAGCCCAAAGGAGTTGGCGAAATACTACGAGGCCGTGCATCAAGAGATTGCACCGCTCTGCCGCGAGCTGGAGCGAGAGGTTGCTACGCTCAAGGCGCAATTGGCCACTCAGCAAGTGCCGGAAGGGTTTGTACTTGTCAAGCGCAGTGCAATCGAATACGCAAATCACATGGCCGATTGCGCCGAAGAATTTAAAGCTGCCGTTAATGCCGCCGATGAGGCTTACAACTCAGGACTTGATGCAGAAACCGATGAAGAAGAAACCGCCGCTGATATTCGACACACCAATGCCGTGATTGATATGAGCGAGGCGAGGAACAGCCTTAACGTCGCCATCTACGAATACCGCAAGCGAGTCCCCGCCCCTAGTGCTCAATCAACGGACAAACAAGGATAAATATCATGACCAAAGAAGAATTAGCTGCAATGATGGCCGGCGCAACATACGACAACTTCGTGCGCAGCTATGACCTTATCAAACAGATCGAGGCAAAAACGGGGTTATTGATCGAAGCCGAAGCGAAGAACCACGGTCTGGTGGTCGTGTTCGGGGCCAGCGATGACCTGATGGAGTTTCGCGGCGCAATCCATGATGAAATCGGATGCTACAACGGCGGCGATGCCTATGTGGATGGTGCTGGGCTTTTGCCGGATCGGGATTCAATCGACGATGACGATGATGCGCTTGCCGATTATTTCGTCCGTAAGCCGAGCGCAAAGCTCATTCAGGCTCTGTGGTGCGCGGAGCCTGGCTATTCCTGGACATTCACGGCCAACATCCCACACGTCACATTCGAGATCACCGAAGACGGCGAGCCGTATTGCCGTGGCATCGTGTTCGCATTGGTCGATGCGGGTGCTCAATCAACGGGAGGGGAAGGATGACTGTCGCTGAACTGATCGATAGGCTCCAGAAGCTGCCGCCCTATCTGCCAATTCTGTGCGATGTTGGCCGTCGATATGACGAGTCCATAGACGGCGTAACGACATGCAACATAGGAAACCACATTGGCCCCGTTGCCGTAATCAAGACCATTGACGACAAGCGCAACGATGACGATGACACAGGCGTTCACTGGTAGCGCCGTCTAGAGAGAGTAGCAATGCAGGACGTTGTATTGAGAATTATCGAAAGACTAAGGAAGCATGGGGAGTGAAGTGATGGCTACAAAAAAACGCAATAAGCAGCGTGTGCCACTCGATCAAAAGGTCGCACGCATCCGCCAGTCGAAGCAGGCCAAGTGGCTGTCGGCGAATGATGCGCCGATGAACAGCAAGATCAATGCAGGCCGTCTCGAAGCCCGTTTCGCGCCAATCCTGAAGGCATTCCAGGATATGGAGGAAACCGGCGAATCATTGGTCAACCAAAATAATGAAGTCGTCTATATGCCGGCGCAACATGAAGGCGTGTATTACCCGTTGGCGCCCAGCTTGCTCCTATCGTGCAAGACCTTCGACATCGTTTGCCGGCATCGCGGCGTGCCGCTGGTCAGCGAAGGCATGCGCCATGCAGCAAAGAAGCTGGAAGCAGGCGTGGAACTATGCCAGTCCGATCTCGATGCGGCGCGAAAGTCAATTGCCGACGTGATCGAGGTCATGATGCCGCTGACGCCGCGGGAAATCGAATCGTGCATCCAAGCCCAGGAAATTCAGGAATTGATGGAGAACGCAGCATGAGCCACGAATGGAAAGTCGCGCTGGAGAAGATCGTTACCCTATGTGCTAAATCGAGAATACCGACCAATCGTATTGAGCGCATCTACGATATCGCGCTTGAAGGCTTGGGCATGACCGCTAACCAGCGGGAATTTGAAATCAGGAAGATGCGCGAGGCTGCCATCCAGGCGCGGCGCGATGAAATTGCCAACCGCAATTTGGGAGGGAGGGCGGCATGAAAACAGCGCTCCAGATAGCTGCCGTCGCGTTGGCATTAATTACGCTCCCAGTATGGATTTTCCCGGCGGCATTTATTCTTCTTGTACATCAAGTGCATGACATTGTTTTCAAGGAAATATTGAGCGTGCCGGAGACATCAGATAAGGGCGAGCCATGATTCCCCGCTACATCCGCTACCGCGACGCCCCCGGCTATCTCGGCATGGACAGGTCCAAGTTCGACAGCGAAGTGCGGCCGGGCCTGACGGAAATACCAATCGGCGAGCGCGGCATCGCCTTCGACAGACTTGACTTGGACGCATGGGCGGATGATTATAAAGTTCGCAACGGGCGTCCAGGTCGCAAGGAAAGGGAATTATGCGAACTCGGACAAAAGGTATCACCGCCGAAGACGATGGCGCAAAAATTGTCAACAAGCAATACAAAGGAAGGAGGATCTTTGAACGGCTCGGAAAAGTCAGCCAAGACTATGCCGAAGCCTGGCTCCGCGAAGAGCAAGCAAAAATCGATGTCGAACTTAAACAAGGCGCGCAACGCAATTTCGGACATGCTGCTGGGCGCTACCTTGATGAGTGCGAACGGCGCGGCGTAAGAACGCTGGACCTGATCAGCTACCACATTACGCTGATCTTGCCCTACATCGGAACCAAGCCGCTCGAATCGATCCACTCCGGATCGTTTCAATCGTTCTTCGACAAGCGATTGAAGGAGGACAAGGTATCCGCCATCACGGTCAATCGGACGCTTGAAGTGGTCCGATCGGTACTGTCCCGCGCTGCCAGGGTGTGGCGGGATGATGATGGCAAGCCTTGGTTGGCGTCGGCACCGCTAATCGAAATGCTGGACGAATCGCCGCGGCAGCCGTGCCCGATGACATGGGACGAGCAGAAGCGGTTATTTGCCGAGCTGCCGCAGCACTTGGCGCGCATGGCTCTGTTTGCCGTGAATACCGGGTTGCGGGATGAAAACGTGTGCGGTCTGCGCTGGGAGTGGGAAAGGCGCATCCCTGAACTGGACCGCAGCGTCTTCATCATCCCGGCCAGGGAGTTCAAGAGCAAGCGGGATCATGTTGCCATTTTAAATGATGTGGCAATGAGTGTGATCGAGCAATGCCGTGGCATCCACAAGGAATATGTTTTTACCTACCGGAACGAAAAGAAGGATCTCGACCCGGACCGCGTGGACACGATCAACAACACGGCGTGGCAGAAGGCCCGGAAGCGCGCAAAACTCGCGCACGTTCGGGTACATGACTTGCGGCACACGTTTGGGCAGCGACTGCGGGAAGCGGGTGTTTCAAATGAAGACCGGGCAACATTGATGGGGCACGCGACGGAAAATATGTCGGCCCATTATGCGACCCCGACGATTGCGCGACTGGTAGAAATGGCAAATCTGGTGCAGGCGACCAGGGATACGCCGACCATCCTAAGAGTTGTTAATGGATAAAGTCGCGCAGAAGTCGCGCAGCAAAAGAAAAACGGGTTAGCGATTGTGGCGCTAACCCGTTGATATTACTAGGTAAAACTGGTGCGGCTGGCAGGAATCGAACCCACGACCCCTTGGTTCGTAGCCTTGCCATTTAAGCCGTATGCTTTATAAATCAATGACTTGCGAACGCCCGTTGCGCGAGTTTTGTTGATGGGTGCCTATGAGTGTTGATGAGGTTCGCGCAAAAGTCGCGCAGAAGTCGCGCAGATTCTATGTCCCAATGGCACGAAAAAACCGCCTTTAACGTGGTTTTTTGCCATCATTTCCGCTCGTAATCGGCTTTTTCCCGATCGTTTTGTCCAGCAGCCACCACGCCAGCAGGTAGGCCAGCACGAAGCCGGCCAGCCACGGAATGATGGATGGCTCGAACAGCGCCAAGATCACTACCGGCGCCACAAGAGCTATTGCCACAAGATTCATCCAAGTTCCTCCACGGCATGCGCCCGCATTGATTTTGGCGTTGACTTAATGAAACGTTCCGCCCTGGTGGCGCGGATTTCCTGCACTCGTCGCCGGATATTAGCAGGATTGATACGGATCGGGGTGTCCGGGTTGTTCAGGTTCCAGGCACGCAGGGTTTCCATGGCCGCCTTGACGCCCTCGTTATCCCCGGCCGCCGCCGCGCTCGCCCAGCGTCCGGCAATCGCCGACGATACCGCCGTCAGCATGCCCTTGTCTTGATACATTTCAGTCATCTTGCGGGATTCCTGCGCAATCTCGATCGGCTGGAAGCCCAGCATCTTCGCCACCGAAGCGATCACGCCGACGTCCTGCACCTTGCGTCCTCGGGTATCGGTGTAGACGCCGGTCGTGGCCGTCTCCGCCCCTTGCAGCAGGTTGCGTACCGCTACCGGCGTCATGGTTGCCAGCGCGCCGGTCTTGCCCAAGATTTCGCCAGCCTGGACCTTGGCGACGGAATCTTGCATGGACATCAGCACGCCGCCCAGTGGTCCGGCCAACTCAGCCAGTGCGCGCGACTTGTCTTTTTCGGACATTTTGAACATCGCCGTGCCCGGCAGCATATTCCCCATACCCAGGCGGCCCTGCAAGTCGATATTGCTTTGCGACGACAGGCCATGCACCAGGATCTCGCCCAGGTCTTCACCCAGCGCCGCAACGGCGGCCCGCCGCAAGGCCCGCTTGGTATTGGTGTTATAGCCCATCGACTGGCCAATGGTATCGATCAAGTCTTCCACGTCTTCGGCGAACGGCAACCCCTGCAAGCCGGCCGCCAGCACCAGGATGCCCAGCGCCAGCATCTTCTGTTTGGTCGGCAAGCGGCTCAGGAATTCGATATAGCTGATACTGAACTGCTTGAAGGTGAACAATGTGGCGCCGACCGCGCCGCGCGCCCAGTTCGGCCGGTTGGTCTTGCTATACAGCCCTTGCGTCTCGATAATCGCCTGCCGGGAAAACTCGTAGGCATCCTTGAAGCCTTTGGCCCGTAATTGTTCCGGCCCCATGCTCATGGCGGTCTGGTAGGCGGCCAGGAAGGTCAGGCGGCGGTTAAAGGCTTCCGACACCGAGAAGAAGCTCCCCCATGCCTTGGTGATCGCGCGCATGCGCAAGCTGCTGCCCAGCGTGGCGCCCGAGGCATCGGCCATCAGGTTGTGGATTTCATGTGGATCCACGATGCCATCGGCCCTGGCGCGCGCCATGGCCTGATTCAGCTCGGCATTGGTGATCTTGCCGGTAGCCGCCATGCGCCCGGCCGCCGTCATTATGCCGGCCGTCTTGGCGCCGGCATACTGCGACAGGTAAGGTGCGGTCTGCAAGACCGGCTGCGTCAGGTTGACCGCGGCCGAGGCGATCGAGCCTCCGATGAAGTGCAGGAACATGAAGCCGCGCAGGCGCTGCGCCTCTTCCTGCGGATTGCTCATGTACTCATGCAGCAATTGCGCCTCGCGTTGCACATCCCCCTTGCGTGCCAGCGATTTCGACGCCAGCGCCGAATTGATCTCGCCGGTGTTGACGTTCATGGCCGACTGGCGGGCATTGGACGTGATAAACGACGCCAGCACGCGCGTCACATCCTCGCTAAACCCGGCAATCCCCTTGCGGCCCAGCATGCGCTTGGTGGTCGAGCGGCCCGACTTGGCCAGGGCGATGTAATCCCGGTAAGCCTCATCCTTGCCCATGCCGCTGAACTTGGCGAACAACTCGACCGTCTCCGGGCTCACGCCCTTGAACATCTTGAAACGGTCCTGATTCATGGTCGAGCGGGAAACCTGCATGCCGGGGTACTGTTGCGCCAGCCGCTTGGCGGCGACATTGCGCGCCATTTCCGACTCGAACATTTCAAAGTGCAGGGGATCGCTGCCCGGTGCATTCGGGTCGGTGACCGTGACGGCATGGCTCCCGAAGCGCATGGCGGGCATGTAGCCAGCCTCCTGCAGCTTGTGGGTCTGCGCCACGATCTCATCGATGCGCTCGTGGAGCTCGCTTTGCTTGGTCATGCCGGCAATGTTCTTGCCGATCGCGCCATCATGCGTGCCATCCTTCACCAGCCGGGCGGTTTCAGCCAAACTCAGGTTTTTCAGCGGGGAGATATCCATCTGCGCCGCCTCGGCCATCGACATGATGGTGGTCTGCGCCAGGCGTTCGAGCGAAGCGTCGACCGAAGCGCGCACCTGCTGGTACATGCCGATCTGCTTGTCGTTCAAGCCAAAGTCGCGCGCCAGCTCGGCCGGCGTGAAAACCTGCTGCTGCACGCCGCTTTCGCCCTCGATGTTGGCAAACAGCGGCTTGGCAACCGCCTCCAGGTCCGCCTTGTACTTGGCGCCGCTGTTGATCAGGGCGCGGCCGACATCGGCGAAGCCATCCAGGCGCTGCAGCACTTCGGGGGCGAGTTTTTCCGCCTCGATGGCATAGTGGGCAGTGTCGTCGGTCTGCTGGTTGTAGGCCGTGAAGACGCGCTTGAAATCGGCGTCCTTGGTGGCCTTGTGGAATTGCGTGCCCACGGTGCGGTTGAGCAGGCTGAATGTCTGGCTCGATGCCAGCATATCCTTGATGCTGGTGGTGGCCTCGCCCAGCGTCCGGGCGTCGCGCAGGATATCGACCGCCTGGCCGACCGAGCTATTCTTGAAGCCGTTTAGCGCGCCGCTTACGCCGCTTTCTTCTCTGCTGCGTAGATTTCCGCGGGAGTATAGGATGCGCCGCAGTGGGCTATCCAGTCGGGTGGAATCATGGTTGCGCAACTGCTGGCCAAGAGATTCCAGTACGTCATGGGATCGCCCGACACCTTCTCGTCCGCGTCCGCCTTCGCCTTGTAGCAGGGATTGGAATAGTGCGTGTCGCGCAAGTGTTGCGCCACCAGCGCCTGCCGCTCGGCCCAGGCCAAGCTCTGCCATTTCGCTAATATCTGCTCGGGAGAGAGGGTTTCCATCGACGTCTTCAAATTGTCCTTTTTCTGCATTATAGGCAATATTTCCATTACCACCAGCATTTTCGATGATAGCTTGATTCAACTTGATGAGTTTTTGGATATTGCCGATGTGGTCACCATACACCCAATCCAGGCGCGGAACGCCAATCTTCGGATCGCCGGCGACTTGCCAGGGGTGCGGGGCCAAGTGCTCGGTAGTGCCGAACTTCAGGGCAGACGACAGCATTTGCTCCGGCCGGCGCCGCATCGCATCGTCCGACAGACCGGCCGGGTCGCCGATGAATACCTTGCCGGTATTGTGCGCGTAGGTGGCGGCGATGTTGTAGATTTTGGCGCCGTACCCTGAACCCGGCTTGAGTCCGGAAACATCCAGCCACAGGTCATCCTTGCCTTCGACTTCCTCGGCATTGCGGCCGGGGCGCTCATCGACCTGGCCAACCATTTCGCCATCGACCAGATCAAAGCTGTAGAGTTGATTGGCGCGCGGATTGAACTTGCGCACGGTCATGCGCGCCACTTGTCCGTCCGGTGTGGTGAAGTTGTAGCGCGTCTCGCCGGGAATATTGAAGAATTCCCGCACGGTGATGCCAGTATCGTTATCGGCAGCGATGCCGGCGACGGTATCCTTGTTGGATTTCGGCAGCCGGAACAGTTCATCGTGCCGCGACAGTTCTTCCAGGATGTTGTCGCTGGCGGCAAAATCCAGCGCCATTTGTGCGCCTGCACCCTTGCTGCCGATGGTGGAATAGCGGATATCCTGGTTGGCAGGATCAAAATCGCCGTTGTTACTGATGGCGGATTTAATTTGCTCCGGCCTGAAAGCGACCCAAGTAGTCTCTGCGCTACCATTCAGACTGGTTATTTTGTACCCGTCATACCCGGCATCACGCGCTTGCTCTGGTGATAACCCTTCTGCTAACGCCCATTGGCTGCTCGTCACTTCATACGGATTTTTGATGCTCAAATATACTGGCATCATGTTCCCGCCGTTGCCTTGGCTGTACTCCTGTGCGTGATCAGCTTGATCAGTGAAGAATGAGCCGAAGTCGGTTTCAGCGCGTTCCGGGTCGAACTGCGAGAAATCTCTGGTCGTACCGTGATATACAACAAGCGGCTTGCCATCGGCATCCACCACCTTAGAGTCGCCAAACCACTTGCGGAATGCAGCGCTGTTGATCTTGTCTGCGGGATTGGCATACTCCTGCGCCTCCTGCGCACTGAATACATGCGCCTGGTCGCCGCGCTCGATGAATTGGCGGGCATTGGCAAGCATCGCCAGCGCCTCGGCATCGGTGCGTTTCCCCAGCCAGTTGGCAAATTCCGTGAAGCCGATCGCACGCAGGGCTGACTGGAGCGCGTTCATGAACTTGGCAAAGCCATTGAGCTGACGGCCTTCGCCTGCCATGTCCGCCAGCGCCTCCTCGATCGAGAGCGACAGCCAGGCTGCATCGTCGAGGTTATCGCGGATATCCTGATTGGCCGCGCGCCACTGGGCAGCCGCCGCGCGGATATTCTCGTTTTTCATGGACAGCGCAATTAACTGGTTGCGCAAGTCGTCACCAAACAGCCCGCTCAAGCCAGCGTGACCATGGACTTCATGGAATAGCGTCGTCTGCATGTCCAGCGGCGAGCCGTTGTTTTCGGCCACAATCCAGATACGGCCGTCCAAGTAGATGCCGCGCGCATCCGCCTTAATGTTCGGGTCTGCCAGAAGGGTGCGCAAGCTGGAAACCGACTCTACCACCGTAATGCGCGGGGCATTCTCCCAGCCGGCTTTCAGGCGGTCCACTTCGGCTTGCGCGGCTTCCAGTGTCATGCCGGCGGCGGGGCTGGGGCCGCGGGAATAGGCCAGCACGTCGCCATCCTGCGCCGCTTCGCCTGGCGCGGCACCGTCCGCATTGATAACGGCGGGCGCTTCCGGCTGCGCGGCGGCTTGCTGGGCAGCGGCCAAGCCTTCTTGCCGCAATTCTTCTTCCAGGCGCTTCAATTCCCCATACTTGTCCAGCATTTCTTGCTGATACTCGAACGGCGCGCCCATCTTCTTGGTCAGGCGCACGATATCGGTTTCGGCTTGCGTCAGGCTGCGCTTGGACTTGTTCAATTCTGGCTCGATGCCATTCAACTGGTTGCCCACGCGCCGGCCCAGGCCCACGGCATCCACTTCCTCGCCCAGCACATCGCTGTAGACCAGGCTGTCCAAGTTCATACCGCCCACGGACAGGTAAATCTTGAACTTGCCGGTCGGCTTTTCCTTGCTGTCCAAGGTGCCGACCATGCGAATGGTGATCTTGTCGCCAATCTTGCCGATTTCGCGGTCATTGCCGGCTGGCGCAAATTCCTTGGCTTCCTTGGCGATCTTGTTGAATGCATCTTTCAAGGCTTGGCCAAACTCGCCCACCTTGTCATAGGCGCGGCCGTCGACCGTGCCGGCGGTGAAGGCAAAATACTTTTCGCCGATGGCTTGATAGGCTTTGGTCAGGGCGGCAATGTTAGAAGTGGTATCCTGTTTTTGCCATTCGGCGCTCTTTAAGGCACTGCGCACGGCGATTTGCTCATTGGCGTGCGCGGCTTGCAGGCGCTCGAAGCGCTCCACATCCTGTTTCAAGCCGGCCAGCTGGATGGCGCGCGGATCGCCCGAGGCCACGGCGGCGGCTTGCTCGAATAGCGAGGCTTCGCCCATGTCATCCATCGAGCGCATGTTCTTATCGCCGGTGAAAGCCTGGTCGATAAAGCGCTGCTTGCGCGCCACCATCTGCCACATGGTTGATTGATAGGTGCCCTTGGTGGTGTACCAGTCGATTCCCACTTCGCCATTTTGGTTGCCCTGTCGGATGATGCGGCCGTGCGGCTGCTCCACATCGGCCGGGAACCAGGGCGGATCTTGGTAATGCAGCTTGGTCAGGCGCTTTTGCACGTTGACGCCGGTGCCCATCTTCTTGGCCGAACCAATCAAGACGCGGATCTGGCCGGCGCGCATGGCCTTGAAGATTGCTTCCTTCTTGGCGTCGGTGTTGGCATCGTCAAACCAGGCGATTTCGCTGCGCTTGACGCCGCCATCGGTTAATCGCTTGGTGAAGGCGGCGCGGGCATTGAATCCCCGGTTGGCTTGCGAGGCAGCGCCAAAGCCGAGGTTATAGAATACGATCTGAGTGCCGCCCTTGATCGGTTCCGGCTTCTGCTGCTTGTCGAGATAGACGTTATCGGCCGTGGCGTGGTATTCCGCCGCTACCTTGTCGGCCATTTCATGGATGATAGACGTGTCGCCTTCTTCCAAGTCACCGCCAAAGAAGCGCGGATCGATCGCGGCAAAGCGCCCATCGGTGATGATGGCCACAATCGGGTCCGGGTTGCTCGGTTCATCCTTACTCGGCTTCCACTTTTTGGAAGCCTCGATGCGGCGTGCCAGTTCGCCCTTCATGTAGGCGTCCAGCGCGGCAGTCGGCGCCACGATATTCAGGCTCGGCTTACCGCCCTTCAGATCCGGGCGCTTGACCAGTGCGCCCAAGTGTTCCGAGGTCAGCACATCCATGAATTGCCGCACGCGGCTCATCAATTCCGGCACGTTATCGAAGCGGGCGAAGCGCTCGACAATCTCGTACTTGCCGGCGGCGTTTGGCTCCAGTGCCGGCACGACTTCGCCAAACATGCGCGCCCAGGCATCAAAGCTGGAAATACCGGCGCGGTCGAGCTCGTCAGCGGCAAAGAAACGCATGATGGTGTACAACTCGCCCATGGTATTGGTGACGGGCGTACCCGAGGCAAAGCCCATCGAGCGGCCCGGCCGCTGCTTTTCCAGGTAGCGGGTCTTGACGTACATATCGAGCGCCCGCTTGGAGCCGTTCGGGTCGATGCCCTTGATCTGCTGGGCGGTATGGAAGTCCAGCTTGCGGTATACATGCGCCTCATCGGCAAAGATGAAGTCGGCCCCGATATCCTCAAACTTGATGGTGGAATCCTTGCCGCCGGCCGCGATGATGCGGTCGAAACGCTGTGTCACGGCCTCGATTTGCTGCTCCAACTGGCCCCGGCGCACGCGGGCACCCGAGTCCTTGGCCATGCTTTCCAGCTCAATCTCCAGGTCGGACAGGATCTCGTCGCGGATCGGCGCGATCGATTCTTCCTTGACGCCGATACGCTGGAAGGCATCGTGCGTGATGATGATGGCGTCCGGGTTGTTCAGCGTAGCCGAGGCGATAAAGGCGCGGCGGCGCTCCGGCGAAAAGTTTTCATCGTCCGCCACCATGATATTGGCCAGCGGGTAGAGCTCCATGAACTCGTTGGAAAATTGCTCCAGCATGTGGTTCGGCACCACGTACATGGGCTTTTTGATCAGTCCCAAGCGCTTTTGCTCCATGCCGGCGGCGATCATTTCAATCGTCTTGCCGGCGCCGACAGCATGCGCCAGATAAGTGTTGCCTGTCTGGATGACGCGCCAGATCGCGCGCAACTGGTGCGGGTGGAGCTTGAAGCGCAGCGACACGCCAGGCAGTGTCAGGTGCGAGCCATCAAACAGGCGCGGTGCGATATTGTTGTAACGCTTGTTGTAGCTTTCCACCAGTTCGGCGGCGCGGCTCGAATCGGTCCATACCCAGCCCTTGAACTTATCCTTGATCTTCTTTAAGGCTTCATTGGCGGCGGTGGTGGCTTCGGTATCCACGACCGTTTTCTTGTCGGCGTCTTTAGTCGTGACCTTGACACTGCGGCTATTCAAGGCCGCCTCCAGCAATTCCGAAGGAGAGCGGGCGGCAGTGCCGTATTCGGCGCCAGCGCGGCGGCCGGAACGCTCATTGCCGCCAGCTACTTGCCAAGTCTCCGTTTTCGAGTCGAACGTCACGGCGCCTGCTTCGATTTCCTTGGCAAAGGCGTTGACATGCTCGGCCGGAATCCAGGAAGCGCCCAGCTTGACGGAAATCTGCGACGGCCCCAGCTTTTCCGGCTGGGCCTTCTTCAGGGCTTCGACGTTGCGCTTCAAGCTCGGGTCCAGGCGCGCGGCTTCCTCGGCTTCTTCCAGCTTCGTGACCACATCGCCGGACAGGTATTCATCCGACAATTGCCATTGCCCGGATGGAGTTTTATATACCTGGTCGCCCAGTGCGGCGATCGCTTCTTCTTCCGACAGGTTGATGCGCTTGGCCACATCGGCAAGATTGAGCTTGCCCAGTGCGTCCAGCGACACAGCCAGGGCGTCGCCAATGCTTTGGATGGTGCGAGTAACGGGCTTGCCGATGGTGCGGCCCAACAGGAACGGCGCCTTGACGACTTCGCCGGCTTCGTTGATGGTTTCCAGTTGGGTCACGATGGCAGCGTCGTAATCCTCGCGGAAGCGGCGCCGGTTGGTGAAGATGCGAATTTCAGTTTCCACCGGGTTGCCATCTTCATCGGTGGATTTGCGGACCTGCGTGCGGAAGGCATTGATCGGACCATGCTCCTTGCGGAACTTGTCGTAAGCCTTGTTGAGTGCCTTGAGCGGCTTTTCCCAATCGCCGTCCTGCGCCTGCGTCGCGCGTGCGGCTTGCACCAGGTCGCGCAAGCCGACATAGCTTTTCATCCACTGGTGGTCTTTTTCCGTGAATTTCACGGAGTCGCCCAGCGGCTTGCCGACGCCATGCTCGACGCGCATCAGCGTGCCATCGTCGCCCACATAGACCACGCCATCGCGCTTGATACGCGGGTCAAAGTCCACCTTGGCGGTTTCCGCCTTGATGGCCTCAGGGCTCATATTCATGACGGAATAGACGTTTTCCGGCAAGCGCTCGATCGCCGCGGCGAATTTGGCTTCCAGCTCGGCCGGCGTCTTGTCATACGACACAACGGTATATTTCTCGCCGCCCATGCCGTTGCTATTGATGCGGCGGCCCTCGTCATCGACGTTGCCGGAAATCCGGTTTTGGCCCAGCACCATCTCGGGGTGCGCGGCGAAATACTCATTGATGACGGCCGGGCCATCCTTGGTTTCCACGGCCGCCACGTTCTGCCAGGCTGCGCCCGCCGGCGCGGCGCCCGGTGCGCGCTTGCGCAAGAAAATCACATCCGTAACCACGCTGGTACCGGCATTATCTTCAAAGGCGGTCGATGGCAGGCGGATGGCGCCGATCAGGTCGGCGCGCTCGGCCAGGTACTTGCGGGCCTTGTCGGCTTGCTTGTCCATCGTTCCCTTGCTGGTCACAAAGGCCAGCAGGCCGCCAGGGCGCACGCGATCGATGGATTTAGCAAAGAAGAAATCATGCAGCATGAAGCCATGCTTTTCGTAATCCGGGTCCGCCAAGACTTTGGTTTGCGAGAACGGCGGGTTGCCGATGGCAGCATCAAAGAAATCGCGCGGCAATTTGCGCTTGATGAAGTCGCCATGGATCATGTTCTGGTCCGGGGAGAGCAACTTAGCAATCAAGGCGGTCGGGCCATCGAACTCAATCCCGGTATAGGTCGAGCCCAGTCGCACAGCGTCCGGCATCAGCATCGAGAACGAGCCAATCCCCATGCCCGGTTCCATGATCTTGCCGCCGGTGAAGCCAAGGCGCTGCATGGCCGACCAAATCGAGCGGATCATGCCTTCACTGGTGTAATGGGCGTACTGGGACGATTGCAGGATGGATTTCTGCCACTCGCGCGGCAAGGCATCCAGCCGTTCGGCCAATGGCTTCCAGCGCGGTTCGACATACTGCGGCCAGATCAGGCGGTTCGGGTCTTGCTGCTTGGCGTAAGACGGCGGGATAGGAAATAGCGGGTTACGGATGGCGGAGGCGCCAAAACCTACGTATTTCGACAGCTTGGCTTGTTCTTCCGGGGTGGCGGCGCGACCTTCTTTTTCAATGGTGATCGCCAATTCAATCAGGTCGATATTGCGTCCAGCCGTATCGAACCAGGAACCTTCGCGCGTCAGTCCTCCGATTGCAGGGCGGAAGTCGGCAGAAACTCGCTGCACACTTCCTGCCACAGCGTCATTCTGTCCAGCGGAAACTGGGTTATTCCCTGCTCCGTCCCCCAAGTCGAGTTGGCCATCATTTGATTTTTCAGCGCGTCCTCGCGGTCCTCGAACGCTTCGATCATTTGCTCGTCCAGATCGAGCGCGCGGCGGTTTAGCTCCTCGGACGGGTGCAGCGCTGCCTTCGGGGCGTTGTTCCGCAACCAAGTCGAAATCGACCGGAGGCGAATCGGTTGAAGCGGTGGAATCATTATCGGCTTCCTCTTGCGGGGTTGTTTCTTCCAGTTTATACGGTTCGGCGGAATTGTCATCTTGATTTTCAGCAACATCGGCCAATTCGACCAGGCTTTCCACGCCAATGACCTCCTTCTTGGTCGACGCGCCTTGGTCCTTGTACTTGCCGGCCATGCCGATATAGGCACCCTGTACATGGTCCAGGGTGATTTGCTCGGCCACGTCGGCGCCGATTTTCTCGCGGATCGTGGTCAGCACGAAGCGCGCGGCATCCTTAAATTGATAATAGCCCAGTCGGAAGGCGGCATCCATCACTTTGGTCAAGACCGGCAAGAGCTTTTGCTCTTGCTCGGGGGTGATGTTGAGCTTGGCATTCTTGCCGAAGATATTGGCCAGATCGGCAAGGCCGTCCATCAGGTCGGCTTGCGCCTTAGCCTTGGCGGCTTCGTCGGCCAGGGTGGGACGGGTGTCGACGGGCGCGGCTGTTGGTGCCGGCGCTGATTCAGCCGGTGCCAGCTTCGACTCGGCCTTTGGCTGAACTTCCCAAGTCAATTTGACGAATGAATTCCTGGCTGCGGCCTGCATCGACGACAGCGATTCAAACGTGCCAGAACCGTTGACTGGATCACGGAAATAAATGCTCTTGTCGCTATTAATGCTTTCAATGACCATAGGCTTGCCGCTGGTCAGGTAGCCGAAACTGCCTTTGAAAGTCATGGTGATCGTGTCACCAACTTCAGCGCCCAGCATCTTGCGCATGGCTTCTTCTGCGGCGGCTTGCTTTTGCTTGGCGGTCGGCTTCTTCTTCGCCGGTGCCGGTTCCTGCAAAGTCTCACCTTTGCTCTCGGCCGGCTTGACCAGTACGCCACGGGGCGCCGGCTTGGCGGCCTCCTTGGCCTCCTTCCACAAATCGGCATACTTGAACTTCAAATCGCCAGTCGGACCATTGACCAGGATTTCCCCAGCCTTGGTGAAGGGTGCGCCGCCGGCGTCCATCGTGAAGGCATTCCCGCCATGGATGCCAGGCATCGGCTCCTTGGCGTTGGGGCTTTCGCGCAAGTACCAATCGAAGTAGGCGCGCACGGCGGCCTTGGCTTCGTCCATTGTGGTGGCGCGCTGCGGGCCTTTATCCTGGCCTTTTTCGACATACTCAGGATTGCGCACCACAAAATCAAAATAGCCATTGTGGAACAGCGGCGCCGCAATGATGTCATCCACTTTTATATCGTAAGCCTTGACCTTACGGCCCTTGCTCTCAAAGTTGGATGCAACCTTCTTGGTTCCGAAATACAGGGTCGGCTTGTTCTCTACCCGCTTCTCATCCTGGGTGGCGTCGGCGCGGTACAGCGTTACCGTGTCGCCAAATGTATTGCGCAAATAATCGCGGGTATTGTTGAAGCCGTCATATAGCTCCTTGTATTCATCGCCGCCTTCTTCTACGACGCGATCGGTACTGGTTTTTGCGCCAATGATGACGCCTTGCGCGTCAGCCTCAAGCGGGTGCCGAATAATCAGCGGCAAGGCATAGGTATCCTTTTCCATCACGGCGCGCAATTCGCTACCTTCTTGCATCGCCGTTTCGATGGTTGGCTTTTCCCCCGGCGCGGCTTTGGCATTGCCAGTGCCAGGATTATTCGCGTTCCCTTCTTGTGCCGGTGCTGCTGGCGCGGCCTCAGGGGCGGCATCCAGCCCGCGCTTCTTGATTTCCTTCTCGATCTTCGGCGCGCGCGGGCCGCCGTCGAACACGTCGCGGGCCTGCAGCAACTGGGCATCCGTCATGTCCTTGACTGTCAACTTGTTCAAGTCTTGCTTGGACAGGACTGGTTCGGCTGCCGGTACGGCTGCTACCGGCGCATCTTCCTGCGCAGCTTGCGTTCCTGCCGCTTCTTGCGCTTTTTCAGCCACTTGTTCAGGTTGGGTAGCATTGGTGGTAATCTCCTGAGGTTCTACTTGTGCTGCTGGCGGGTATTTCTTGGCCTGCTGGGCAAACGGCTTCTTGGTATTGCCGTTCTCCAGCCAATCCTTGAAGCCCTGCACGGTGGTTTCAGTGATGGCCTTGCCGCCGGTCCAGTCATCGGCGTAATTTGCCTGGTAGGCGGCGCGCGCCTGCTCCATGCTGTCAAAACCGAGCATGACCTTGTGTTCATCCGGCTTGCCGGTGCTCGGGTCGATCTGGTCGACGATAAAAACCTTGTTGCTTTCATGGTTCGGGCCAATGAAAACATCGATATGGTCCTTGTCCATCCCCACCGTGCCCTTGATGTAGCCATAGTGGTGCTGCATCTCGGTTTCCCACGGCGTGCCGTCCTTGTCGACACCGCGGCGGAAGGAGCCGACCGGGTTTTCAATGGTGATATCCAGGCCATGCACGCGCACATGGGCCTTCTTGTAGTTGCCGGCCTCCTTCTGTGCCTGCGTCGGCTCGGGGAGATCATTCAGCGGGGAGGTGGCGGCTTCGTTGGCAGCCTCGGCAATCGGGTCGATCGTGGCAGGCGCGGCATCCGCACGCGGGGCCGGTGGCGGTGCAATCAACGCATTCTTCTGGCGCAGGTACTCGGTTGCGGCGGCAACGGAGGCTTGCAGGTTTTCATACTCGCTTTGGTACTGGTCGCGGATGCCTTGCGAAGCGATTTTCTTGCCGGTGGCCGGGTCCATGTCGTTGGCAAGTGCTTCGCCCAGCGCCTCCAGATCCGCCTGGTCAACCTCCAGGCCGATGCGCGTCTCTTCGAGATCTATTTCGTCAACGCTGGGCGCGTCTGGCGTCGCCTCGGTTAGTGCCGGCGTTTCGTCTGGTGTTGCCGTGAGCAAGTCGTCTTCGCCCGGCACTGCCGCCGGCGTATTGATCTCGTCGTAAATGGCATCGAAACGCGCTTGCGCCTCGTTGACGCTGATCGAATTGTCATCCAGCCCTGCCAGGATGGCTTGCGCCTCGTCGGCGTGCTGTTTGTCGGCCGCACCTTCCTGGTACAGCGTCGAAATGGCGGCCAAGCCATCGCGCAGGATCTTGGTACCGGCGCCAGCAATGCCCTGGTCCGGCGCGGCGGCGAATTTCGGCCGCACGACGAAACCATTGCCGTCATCGGCCGGCACGACTTCATGCGATTCGGTCGTTTTGCTCTGGTTCATGGCGATTTTCGCCAAGCCCTTGCTCTTGAAGGTCTGCGCCTCGACGCTGGCGGCGTCGCGCGGCAGTGCCGGTTCTTCGCTGTTGGACGACAGGAAATCGACGCCATTGTCATAGCCGGCCGGCGCTTCCGTGGTAATCGTGGCTTCGCGTAGTTCCGGGATCGGCTGGCGGGCCAGCGCGCCGCGGGCGTCCGGCTGCGGCTCGAAATCAATGCCATTCTCGGCCGGCGTTTGTAATGCCAGTTCCTGTGATTGCTGCTGCGGCTGCAGCATGGGCGGGTCATAGCGCTGGTAATCGATGGGGCCAGTGCGCGCGGCTTGCGCGGCTGCCTGTGCGGCAGCGACGGCATTGGCGGCGCGGGAGAGGGGGCCAGTATCGGCCAGCGGCACCGGCTGCGATTCCGGTTGCGGGTGCCCATGCAGCGCGCCCATGCCAGCGCCCATGACGCCGCCAGTGACCAAGCCCATGCCGGCAGCATTGGCCACGCCCTTCATCGGGTCCGCTTCGCCATTGGCGATATTGGTAAAGTATTGTTCCTGCGCCGACTGCGGCATTTCCTCCAGCGCGCCCTCGCTCAGAAACTCCTTGCCGATTTTGGCAAGTTTGCTGCCCTTGAGCGTATGCGCGCCGGTGGCGATATCCGTTGCGGCGTCGCCCACCAGCTTGCCCGCCCCGAAGCCGATTGCAGCCGTGCCGGCGCCGGCCGCCAGCGCCGCCGGCGCATAATCGCTATAGGCGCGTCCGGCTGCCTGCGCATCATCGGCAATCTGCCCGGCTGTCTGCGCGCCCTCGATACCTGCACTGGTCGCCAGCAGTTTGCCGCTGGCTTGCTCGATCGCTGCCTTGGCCGCCACTGCGCCGGCTTCCGTGCCCATGCCACCATAAGCCGCCGCCGCCCTGGCACCAATCGCGCGTGCTGCCGCGCCGGCCGCGCCCATGCCGGCGATCATGGCCGGCAGGGATTGCACGACGCTGCCGACTATGGCGCGCGGATTGGCTACGGCAGCGCCGACCGCGCCGAGGAACGTATCTTCCTTTTGTACTGCAGCATCGGAAGCCTTTTGCGCATCGCTGAGATATTCGCCCAGCATGTCGTTCGTGCGCTTGGGATCATAGCCAATAGCGCGCATGCCTTCGCCAACCAGCCCCCCCGTCGCCAGGCTTCCCAGGCCCACTGCTGACTGGCCCAGCCCGACCACGCCCTGCGCGCCCTTGATGGCCATGTCGCCCGCAGTGCGCAAGATGCCCGCGCCTTCCTGCGGCTTGTCCTGATTGCCATTGGCTTCAAGATTTTTTAGGAAATCTTCGCCCGCATCCCAATTCGGCTGCGCTTCTTCGTTTTGCAGGTATTGCGGCTGGGGCTTCTTTGTTGCCATGGCGGTGGAATCCTTGGTGTTTTGATGGTGGCGTTCAGTCTTGGCGCAGCAATGGTCTGGCAGGGTGATTAGCCGACTTTTGCCTTGGCTTCGCGCAATCTCTTGCGCTGCTCGTTGCTCAATGAATCCTCATGGGCATCGAACCACTCCATGAGTTTGAATTTTTCGGCGCGCGGCATGTTGGGCCTGAGTTGGGCCAATTGGCTGTCAAAGTTCTCTTTGGCGTCGGTTTCACGCATCGCGATGGCGCTCCTGCGCGCCTCCATGGAATTCCCGCTCAACCTGTTCATTTCAGCGATGCGCTGATCGCGTTCGGCTGTTGATCGGCCATTTGTTGCGGCGGGTGCGGCGGGCGATTTTGGTATGCCGCCTGCCGGCGCAAGTTTTTCCCGTGCCGTGACGGGCGCTGCTGCCGGGAGCCTGGCAATCTCACGCTCAAGCGCGGCCCGGTTATCTGGATTCGTTTCAGCAGCTAATTCCCGCTCAAGAATGGCTCTTTGGTCTGCATTGCGGCCGGCTTGGCCAGCGTCATACGCCGCCTGCACCCTGGAAAATTCCGGGCTTTGACTTGCCGCTGCGGCTGGTGCCGTGCGTGGTGGCGCAATGCTGCGCAGATAGTCATTGCGCAGTTGGCGCAATTTAGCCGGGTCGTCGCCGGCGCTCTGCTTCAATCGGTTATCAACGTCGAAGGCATAGCCCAATCCGCTGGTGGCATCGCCGCCATTGGTGCGGGCGCGCGACAAGGCAACGGCCTTGCCGAACTGCAGGCCATCGCCATCCACCGTCACGGCGCCCGATACGGGATCGGTGACGGTATAGCGTTGCTTGAGGAAGGTGTCGGCCTTGTCATCCCATACTGGGGCGGCTTGCGGCTGGCTTGCGGCAGTCTTGGCCGCAGCCACGTCACGCCGATAGTTCTCCTGCGTATCGGCATTCTGCTGCTGGATGCGGCGATTGGCTTCATTGTCGGCGCGCTTATCGTCTTGCTCCACGCCTTTCTGCGCCTGGGTAATTAGCTTGTCGATCGTCTGATTCTGCACCATCGCCTGCGCGGTATTGATCGTGCGTACCGTGCCATTGGCATCCTGCACCGTGACCAGCTTCGTTGGAATGTCGGCGCCACCATACTTGAATACGCCGTCGACCGATGATTTCACAGTCCAGCCGGTGGACTGTCCGGTGCTGTTGTACTTGCGCATGGCGCCTTCATTGTCGCCCATGTTCAACAGGCGGATTGCGTCGTCCAGTCCTTCCTTTTGGCTCGTATCCCGGAATTTGTACAGCGACATCAGCGTCTTGCCGTCATCGACACCATGTTTGAGATTGATCGCCGCGCGCTGGATCATGTATTCCAGCGAATTATTCATGCTGGTCATCTGGTTCGGCTGGATCGGCATGCCTTGCGGCTGGGCCTGGCCGGGTTGATCCTGCGCTGCTGGCGGGCGCATGCCGCCAGTCAGGGCAACAGGGCGGCTTTCCTGGGTGGCAACAACCGGCACCGCAACGGCTTGACCTTGCGCGGGTATGGCAGGTGCCGGAGATTGCGGGCCCGCCACTGTCGCGCTTGCCTGTGTCGCCTTCGCCTGCGGCGGCGCATTCAGCGATCTGACTTCCGGCGCTGCTTGCTCCGGTACGAGCTCGGTCATGGCAGCGCCCCCTGCGTCCGGCGGCTTCACGCCGATCGCCGGTGCCGGCGCCGTCTTCGCTTCACTGGGGAAAAAAGTTTTGTTCAGCTCATCAATCTCAGCCTGGTGGGCATCCTCGCGGTCCCATTTTTTCTCGACGCGACCACGCTCTTTTTTTGCGAAGTCATCATCTTCGCCCTTACGTTTTTGATCTCGCACCCAATCGTAGCCCTGCTGCAGACCACCGACAAATCCAGACAATGCGGAACCGTTCATGATTTTCCTTTTTGATTATTCAGCAAGCGCCGCCAACGTGGGCGTCATCATTATTCAATTCCCCATCCGCCAGCCGATGCGGCGTCAAAGCCAGCATAGGGATCAGCACCGACCCCGCCCGAATTCGGCGTAAAGGATGCGGGCGGCCTATTCATCGCGTAATTCATCGCCATCCCGCCAATCTGTCCCCATGCAGCTCCACTCCTTGCTGCTGCAGCATTAGCCGCGCCAGCAATGTTGGAATAGTTTGATGCTGCACTGCTAAACTGATTTCCGGCTGCTCCGTATAGGCCGCCTACCGAGTTATTACCGTTGGTGACGCTGTTGTTGGTCGTTGCAGTCCCATTGATTGCAGCGTTGCCTGCATTGATGCCAACACTGGCACTGGTCGCTTGTGCGCTTGGCAGGTTGCGGCCCAGGCTGGCCGCATCCATGCGCTTGGCTGCGCCCAGGGTCTTGACGTTCTGGCGCGCGGTATTCTCGGCGCTGGCTTCGCCCAGCGCGCCGGTGATGGCGGTTTGGCTGGCCGTGACCTGCGAGCGGCCAGAACTCGGGTTCACACCCATCCGCGCCAGATTGCGATTGTTCGCCTCGGTTGCCTGCGCAATGTTTTGTTTGACAGATGCCGAGGCTTCGCTTGCAGCGCGCTCTTGCTCTGCCGGCGAATCGTATTTCTTGGCCTCGTCAATGATGCCTTGTTCAAGCGGCCTGAACGTGGTCTTGTTGTAATTGTCGTAATCCGCCGCCAGCGCCATGTTCTGATCCATGGACGCAAGCTGTTTATTCGTGACTTTTTCAGTCAACTCATCGGCTTTGGCGAATCGAATGCGGTTCGCAGCATCTTGCTCCTTGGCGAAATCAAGTTCGCGAGCCGCTATGCGCTCCTGCGCATTAGTAGAATTCGCGGCTGAAGCGGATGCAGAGTCTGCTGCGCTATCTGCTGCCGAGGATGTCGCAACGCCGCCGATAACAGCCGCCCCAATCATGGCAGCGGCGACGCCGCAATAGCGCATGTCGCCGTCCATGACGGCAATCTGTTTGCGTTCACCACGAAGCAATTTCATGTTAAGCACCTATATACTTTGTGTAAGTCGTTTCAGTCGGGGTGTAGCCGAGGCGGATCAGGATCTTGCCCATATCCAGATGTAGTTTTGTTGCGGTGATCAACTTCTTGACGCCCAGCGCACGCATGAAAACCTCGACCTGCTTGAACAGGCGGATGCCGGTAAAGCCGCGGCGATAGCCCGGCAAGATGAAATACACGTCGGTAATTGCGTGAAGCGTGCTCAGGTAGTGCAGGTGGCCGGAAACAATGGCGACGTGGTAGCCGACCAGCACGCCGTTATCACGCGCCGTGACAATATGCAGCACGCCGGCATCGCATAGCGCCTGATACTTGTCGCGGGCGATATCCAGCGGCACCTTGTCATGGCCAAGGGCGATTTCGCGCCAGTGCTTGACCAGGATCGGCTCCATTTCCGGCAGCGCATCACGCCATTTTTCTGTCTGGAAGGTGATCATTGGGCGCACCGCATGTCGCAGACCAGGTGGATGCGATCCGTTGTGCCATTGTTGTTGACTTCGTGCTCCTGCTTGTTGTCGAACCAGTAGACTTCACCGGCGCGCATGTTGATCATTTCATCGCCCGCGCGGAACAGTGCATCGTCGTTGGATTCGAGAACGATATGGAAGCGCGAATAGAAGGCGGTATGCGCCGGCGTGTCGATATGCGGGAAGATACGACCGCCAGGCCCGACCTTGTTGATAAAGCATCGGCCGATTTGTTCAGCACCGACGCGCGCAGCTAGCCACATGACCAGCGGGCGCGCATCCGTCAGAATCTTGTATGCCGGATAATCGATGCAAAAATGCTGCTCCACGCTGCCCTTGTAGCGTTCCAAGTCAGCTTCCAACTCGAACACGCGCTTCTCCGGGAACCGCAGCATGATCGTTTCTACCTGGCCGAACGGTCCCTGCGGGTAGTCGCGTAGGTAGGTGTCTTCTCGCCACAAATCCGGCCGGCGCTTGACCGACAGCAGGAGGGGAGTAATGTCCATGTTCAGGGCGATAAGCTGGAAGTTTTTCAATTTGGTATCCTCATGTGCGTGCGCGCGAGCGTAAAAATGTTAGCCATAATTTCTCGATCACCCCGGCAATATTTTTAGCGTTTGGGCATAAAAAAACCGCCCGCAGGCGGTTATGGAAGTGCCAGGTAAATCAGGGTGAATACTTGCAGTGGTCCTTATCGAGAAAGTTCAGCAGCCGGCACAGCAGACACCACTTCCGCACACCCGCGCTGGCCCCGCGCGCAGCGCGCCGGCTGATGGTTTCGAGCCCGTTTCCGCCCGTTGCCACGTTTGCAACCCGGTCATAGGCCAGGGCAATATCCAGTGCGCGCCGGCTGCCGCCGAGGATGGCGGCCAGCATCCATGCCGACGCCACCAGATGGGCGAACTGACACAAGAGCCAGAACGCCAGCAGAATCAGGCGGTTCATGCTGGCCACCCGATTGCGTCGACTTCGGCAATGGTTGCGGCATTGGCAATCTGGTCACGCAGGGCGCGCGCAGTGTCAAATGCGGCGCTTACTTTCATGCCCAAGGCTGTGCCCACGGCGATCATGCCAGCCGCATCAAGGGTCTTGACGGAATTGTCGGCCAGCGTCCAGTCGATGCTGAACGGCTGGCCTGCCAGTTGCGCCATCAAGGCCATCTGCACCGCGCCGCCGATACGTTCCTTGTCCGGCTGGTACAAGGCGCCGTCACAGGCAAAATTGGCCGCCTCGGCAGCCAGGCGGGCTTTCTTGATGCGCTGCCACGCCTGCACCTTGGCATCGTCGAGCGCACGCAGATCGACGGCGATCCGCTCCGGCATTTGCCACGCCCATCCTTGCGGCAGGTTATTTTTTGCCAGCAGCTCCGATTCGGTATAGGCGCAGATTTCGCCATTCGAGATGTAATGCTGCTCGTGGTTTGCCGAACCCTCCATGACATACAAACCATCCCCCCAATTAGATAAGATCATCTCGTCAGGGCAGGTGCCATGCTGGACAATCACCCCATCGGCGTTATAAAGCACGTAATTTTTCATCGTTTCGCCTCAAATAATGTGGCATACACGCTAACCCCTCCCACTACCGTAACGGTGTACGTGTGCGAACCAGGGCTTGCAAGCGACCCGCTGGGCGTGTCCACGTACAGTACAGAGAGGTCGAACTCCATAGAACTTTCGCTGGCATTGGTTCTTGTATTGCCTGTGATGGTTACGCCATCCCGTTTCACGACGATGCCTCCGGAGCTACCCGCACCAACTGTGAAAAAGGATTGCACTAAAATCTGTACTGACCCGCCATAAGTAGTCATCGTTGGGAAACTAATGCTGCTTGTCCCACTCCCCGCAATCATCTGCGTAACGGCATTGCCTGCTAGGTTGATGGTATTAATGGCGTTGATCGCACTTGCCGTAAGCGTTCCAGAAAACGTCCCTGTGGCAGCAGAAAGCGATCCGGAAAACGTACCCGTTGCCGCGCTCAGGGCGCCACTAAATGTTGCGTTACCATTCACTACACTGAATTGCGGCATGTACAGATTGCCATCGATGTCGATCTGGACGTATTTGCCGTTGTTATAGTTGCCAATCAGCAGACCTTCAGCGCCAAGGTAGTAGCCTGTCTGCCCGGCAGACGGCCATGCGTAACTGGTGTATGCGCCGGACATCAGGGAGCCGGACATTTTCAGGATGGCTCCATCCCACTTGATGTATTGGCCGTTCGGATCACCCACGCGGAATTTATACGCACCACCTGAATAGCCCATCCAGATACCGACGCCGGTGCCATAAGCGACGGCATCGGTGGTATTCAGGAATCCCGTGCTGCTGATCGTCGCGGTGCCAAGATTCGCGGTAATCGCCGACAGGGAAGAAAACTTGCCGCTCAATGCCGTGACGATATTGGCGCTCATTCGGGTGGCGGCAATGTCGCCGGCATTGATCTTTTCCGCCGAAAGATCGGCGATCATGGCATTGTCAATCCAGGCATTGCCAAGTCGTGCAACCAAAGCCGTTAAGTTCTTGATGTACGCGGCATCCATGTAGACGCCCTTGGGGATCGTCACGCCGTTAACGACCTGATCCGTGGTCTGCACCACAAACGGGATGGTTGGGTTGACCAATGACCATCCAGCCGTGCCCGTCGCCGTGGAATAGAAGGTTTCCTTGGTCGATGGCTTGTACCAGACTTGCCCGACTGCGGTGGCGGATGGCGTCGATTCCTGGATGAAGTTGCTTGGCGGGGCGACGTAGAACCTGTTGGAGCGCACGCCGAAATCCAGGGTCGGCGCGTCGGTCGGCCCGGTAGTGGCCAGCCCAAAGCCGCCGGACACGTTGTCCGTGCTGATCTTGACGGTGTATTGCGCATTCAGCCCGGTAATGGAATCGGCATTCGCCGTCAGTTTCTGCTCAACCGTGACGCCGGTGCCGCCGGCATTGTCGAGCCGGGCATTGACGGCCGTGTAATCCGTCGCCGCCGCCGTGGCGTAACCCTCTGCCGTGGTGGCGCTGCTGGCCGCGCTGTCTCTGTACGTCAGGGCATTGCTGGCTGCCGTGCTGGCAGTATTGGCGCTGCTGCTGGCGGCATTGGCATAAGACTGCGCATCGTTGGCGCGCGTGTTGGCGGTGCTGGCGCTGGTGCTGGCGGCGCTAGCGTGGCCTGCGGCGGTGTCGCGTGCGCTCTCGGCCGCGACTTGCGCGGCGGACGCGGCGGACGCTGAATTGCCGGCATTGGTCGCATGGGTAGCGGCGGTTGATGCCGATCCTGCAGCAGCCGTGGCACTGCCGCCCGCCGCCGTGGCGGACCCGGCCGCGTTGCTGGCGCTGGTCGACGCGCTCGATGCGCTGCCGGCTGCATTCGTTTCCGATGTGGCCGCATTTGTGGCTGAGGTCGACGCTTCGCCCGCTTTGGTTGCGGCGGTGGTGGCACTGGTCGATGCAGCAGCGGCGGAAGTGCTGGCTTCCGATGCTTTAGTGACGGCAGTATCTTTCGCCGTCACCGCCGCCGTGGCAGCAGATTCAGCCGATCCCTTTGCCGATTCTGCTGCCAGTTTGTACGTGTTCGCCGCCGATGCTGCCGACTCGGCGGCAGTTGCGTAGCTGGATGCGTTGGTGGCCGAAGTGGCGGAGGCGCTGGCACTGGTGGCGGCATCTGCTTTTGCGGCCTCGGCTGACAGCTTGGCACTATCGGACGCAGTTGCTGATGCGGCTGCGTTCGTTGCCGAAGTTGCGGCGCTCGTGGCTGACGTTGCTGCCGCTGTTGCACTGGTTGCCGAATCAGTCTTGGCCGCTTCGGCTGCCAACTTGGAATTGTTTGCCGCCGTCGACGCCGCCTCGGCGCTAGTCGCATAGCTGGCGGCATTGGTTTCTGACGTGGCTGCCGCTGCGGCTGATGTATCGGCGCCAGCCTTGGCCGACTCGGCGGAAATCCTGGAAGATTCCGACGCCAATGCCGCACTTTCGGCTGATCCCTGTGCAAGCAATGCCGCAGCCTTCGCTGCAATCGCATCCGTGCTTGCGCCTAATGCCGCCGCTTCAGCGGCAACGGCATCCGCCGCGGATTGCGCCGCCTCGGCAGCGGATTCCGCAGCGCTGGCCGTATCGCCATACGTGGCAACCAAGGCATCTACTCGGTCCACCAGCCCGGTCCCCTCGGCATCGATCAAGTTGATGCGCGCGCCCAAGTCAGCATACAACTGGGTTTCCGTGATTTGACCAGTCAGCAGGTCGAGCAGGTAGGCAGGATCTTGCCCGGTTTCGCCCATCGTCCCGGATTGGGCATTGAATGGACCCGGATTATTGGAGTAGGAAACGTAGCGAATCCAGTAATACCGGACGGCCGCGCCGCCCACTGGATCGACATAGATAAAGCCATCGCTGCGCCCGACCAACTGCGCAAGGCTAAAGTCATCCGTTTGCGCGCGCCAGATTTCCGTATGGGATACCCGGCCATAGCCGATGCTATCCCAGGTCAGAATGATGCTTGCCAGGGCGCCGCCAGCGGCCAATCCAGTAGGCGCGGGCGGAATATCAAATCCGCCTGGCGGGATCAGAACGCCATCGCCATCGGTGCCGCCGATAATGCCGGCACGACGCAGGCTGCCAATGCTGACTACTTGGCTGTCGCCCGTGGTGAAGGCCGTCAAAATCTCGCGCATCGGGCGCAGCAAGGCGCTGATTTCAGTCGGTACGCGCGACGATACCGAGGGGATGGCGGGTAACTTAGCCAATTTTCAGCTCCATCGGTTTGTTGGCGACCGCCAGCAGGCGCACGCGCGCCGTGCCGCTCAGTTCCATCTCGATCTCGCGCGGTCGGTAGCCCTTGGGGAGACGGAAAACACGCTCATTGGCGACGGTTTCCGTGTGTTTCAGGACGCCATCGGCATACAGCTTGAGAGTCACCGGGTAGGTGTCGGCATCCACGCGCACGCAGGCTGGTGCCGGGCTTTGCGCCACCTGGAACTTCTTCGAGCGCCAGGTATAGGATTTGTCCGTGCCCGCATTGAACTTCTTGATCACGCCTCCGATACAGAGGTACAGCGCATCATTGATCTTGTCGGCATAGCCGGCCGTCACCGCCTCGTCAAAGAAGGTCAGACTGGCATCCTCTAGTGAATTCAGGATGAAACCGCCACCACTGGAAAACATGCCGATGTATTTCCCGTCATGGAAATACGCCTCGATCGTGGCCGGGTTCAGTGCCTGCCATTCTTCGCGGGTGTAGAGTTCCTGGGTGACGACGCGGGAGCCGCCGGCGCCGACATACACCAGGCCATCCGGTGACGCATACATCACGCCGCCGCCAATGGAAATGATTGATCGCTTGGCCACGCATGCCTGATCCAGTTCGATGCGCTCCATGCTCATGCTGTCCGGATGCACGCCGCTGACCAGATAGGGCGATCCTTTGGTGCAGACCAGCAGGCTTGAGCCGAACACGCCCAGGCCGACAATCGGGTAGTCGGCGGTAAGCCGGTATGCCTCCGGCCAGGCGTAAGGCAAGAACGGCTCGCAAAAATACAGGTCATACCCGGAAAACCCGGCCATGATCCCGTTCGGCAGCGCGACCAGGCCCGCCAGATCGGCCGGCGGCATCGCATAGGTGAGCGTCGTGAGTTCTTCGCCCAGCTGGGTGCCGGTCAGCGTGTCATTGAAGGTTATGCCGGCGTCGGCAATCTCGGCGACAAATTCATAAATCGCCGTGCCGCCTGCTGTTTGCTGGCTGCGGTAAATCCGCTTGGATGTGATGTTGTAATTGCCAGTCGGCGCGGTGGCCATGCCGGAAAGCGCCACGGCGGCGGTGCTGCTGACGACGACGCGCGTTGGAGGGGAGGGCATGCCTTCCTCGCCCCAGGCGGTGACGTAGGTATAAATGTAGGCGCGCGTTTCATTCGGCGCGGTGGTGTCGCTGGCCAAGCAGGTCGGTGCAACGGTCGGCGCCGGCACGCCCAGCGCATAGGCATTGACCGGGTAGCTGGTGCCGCCCTGCGTCGCCATCTGCAGGTTCGTGACCTTCGGCACGCCGTCGCCGGTAAAGTAGGTGCGCTCGGAGGTGTCATTGGCGATCATGCCGCGCACGACATCGACATCGGCGGTCCAGGCCATCCAGAATTGCGTCTCCGGCAGCGACATGCCGATGCGGTAAATGCTCCGGATCGCCCCGCCCAGCGCGGTTGGTGTGATGACCGTCAGCGGGCTTTTCAGCGGGCGCAAGTCGCCATGCCAAAGCGTGCAGTTCTGTGCGTTCTGCGCAGCGTTATCCGGCAGCAGCGCAGCATTCCGCCGCGGCATCATGCCGGCGAAGTTGGTAATGGAGATCATGGCGCCCTGAAATGAAAAAAGCCCGCGGATGGCGGGCTTCGTGGTGGCTGGAGTGCTTTGTTTGTGGCGGTCTTCTATTTCGGCCAGGCGTCAACGGTCTTGCGATGCCGGATCGCGCAGTCGCCGTAATTCGGTAGAACTACGTCCGTTACCCAGGCCAGCCAGGAATCGTAGTCATCCGGGTTTTCGGGCTGACCAACAGGCTTGCAATCCGCCGACAAGGCGCTATCGAGCGATGGCTTTGTCAACGGCGGCGGCAGAGTTTGCGAGCTTGCGCACCCTTGGAGAATCAGGGCGGCAATCAGCAGGCAAAGGCTTGGCATTCGCATTTTTGAAATCCTTTCGTATCGCAGTCAACTGGACATCAAGAGAAGAAACATCGACCTGCGCACGATCAGCCGCTTCCTTGATTAGATGGGCGGCCTGCGTTATGTCGCTGATCGCGGCGGTTGCCAGGGTGGCGCGGTCATTTGCGTGTTCCGCCTTGATGGTCTGGATCTCGCCGTTCAGCCGCCAGCCGTTGACGGTCCAGCCCGAGCCAAATCCGAGCGCCGCGGCGACGGCCAGGCTAGCCAAGCCGGCCAATGGGTTGATGGAAAGCGGATTCATGCCAGTTTCCCTCCGGCCTTGACAAATGCGAGCGTCAACTTGGCAATGTCATGCTCTGGCTGGCCGTATCCAGCGCCAGGCAGCGATGCCCAAATGTTCCGGCATTTCGAGACAGCCAAGGCGAAATGGCCTGTCTCGATGTCGATCAGCGCGCGGCGCTCTTTGATCAGTTGCAGCGCCCATTTATCCTGGCAGTCCGGGCCAAAATTCTGCAAGCCAAGCAGTGAGCGGTAATGCGCCCAGTCGCGCAGCATGAACTGGTAGCGGCCGGAGGCGTTCGAGGTCAAGCCGTTGCGATTGATCGTTTTTGACTTGCGGCCATTGGCGAACGGGTGATTGCTGAAATCAGTGAAGATCTCCGGCTTTTTGTCGATTCCCGTCACGATCACATCGTAGCCGTCGCACTTGGTCGCCGGGCTTGTGCTGGTCCCCTCCGACACGGCCAGCATATCGAGGAAGGCTTTTTGCTGCGGCGTCATAGCACTTCCTTCGCATCTTTCACCAGCTCGCCAGCATCCTTATCCTTGCGCTTCTGGAACCAGAGCGCAACCGCCCGCGATAGCCACCACCCCGGCGCGCCAACTAGCAGGTAAATCGGTGCCTTGTTATCGGCAGCATGCAGGAATTGCCAGTTTCCAAGGATGGCCACCGCCCAATCCCCGAACATGACAGAAAAGAACCCGGCAACCGCAAGGCGCATGACGAACTCATGTCGATCAAACTTCCCGTCTTTCGTCACAGGCGGGAGCACTAAATACAGCAGCGCGGCGCCAATCATGCCGAGCCCCACCTTCACGCCGTACAGCTTGAAGAATCCAAATACAGCGCTTCCAGACAATCCGTCGTTCATTTTCATGGCTTTCTTATTGAGGTAATAAAAACCCACCGAAGCGGGTTAGTTGCGCTGCTTACTGCAAATTCATCATCCGAACCGGCGTGGACGCACGCGGGCGCTACCCTGCACGCGGTCATGGAAAATCGCAGTCTTGGCGTTGGCGCACGCCAGCCTGAACTCGTTTTCGTAATATGCGGCCAAGGTTGGATTGCTCCATGCCTGGCCGGGTTTGAGCATGAGTCGCTTCAAGGCGCCCGAGACAATCCCCTGAAAATGCCGATCCGCCATGAAGTCGGGAAGCGTGGTCGCCGCGCGAGTCGGTGCCAGGGCTGCGCGTACCGTCAGGCTGGCCGATACCTGGTCCTTCGGGATGGGATACACACGGAATTGCTGCCAATCCTGCTGGTTATAGTGGCGCGGCGTTCCCTGCGCGGTTTGCCAGTCCGGATAGAGGTCGGTGATCTCGCTCATGGTCGCCGGGTGCAATTCCCTGTCCGCCGCCCATACTTCCGTGACCAGGATCACGCGCGAACCAGCCGGCAGGACCGGCGCGTACGAATGCTGATCATCGACCAGCGCGATCAGCGGCAGGGTTTCTTTCCAGGCGTGCGATTCCTCGCAAAAGGCAATCGCGGACTCGATGACGGCCTGCAGCGCCGTGAAGCGCGGGCAGCCGGCAACATCCGGCAGGATGTGCGGCAAGAAGGTATCGATGCTGACGGTCATGGATTAGCTCGCTGCGGCAGGAAGTTGCGGGGTGAAGGGGAGAGTCTTCAAGTTCGGATTGTTGCCGGTGATCGCCTGCACCTGGGAATTGATCGAGCTAACGAATAACTGCATGTACGATGCCGCGCTGCCCGGCGCCATGGCATAGTCGGCATCCTTGAATTGGGCGCGCGCTAGCACATAGTTCACCAGATCATCGATGTATTTATCGTCAATCGTAATTGCCGCCTCGCTGTCACCATCCATGCCGTACAGCGGCGCTTGCGGGGTGCCCGTGTTGGGGATGACGTCCGGATCGGCCATGAACGAGATTTCCACCCATACCGGCGTGGTGCCAACCGGCGGCGAGACATAGAAAACCTTCGGCGTGCGGATATCGAAGGTGTATTCATCCACCCGTCCAGTCGCCGGCGCGGTGTGCCAGTCGGGATTGCTGTAATCGAGCATTTCGCGGGATACCACTTGAATGACCCGGCCCGGCGTCATGCCATCCGTGCCCATGTTGCGCACGACATCATTCAGGAAATTGCCATAGACGGTGATGGCGGTCGTGCCGTCGCCAGGCAGAAGGTTATCGGCATCGATCATATCGATCGACTGCCGCGTGCCGGGATTGAGCTTGACCGCATCGACGCGCGAGCAGGCGAACGGGATATATTTGGCGATCGCCTTTTGGCCATCGTTGAGCCAGTCCACCAGCTCGCGCTCGGTCCATGACCTGAACTGCGGCGAAATGTCCTGCAGTTGCGTGCAAACGCGAAACAGGATGTCCTTTACTTTGGCCGAATTTCCAGCTGACAGGACTGGCGGAATAGAAATCGCCGCAGTCGTGATGGTCGCCGCGAGGGCTGGCGTTGATTTGTTACCCGCTGCGTCGTAGGCCCGGACGCGCACGCCGTATGCAGTGCTCGCGGATAAGCCTGCGATCGCCTTGGTGAGCACATTGCCAGCGTCATTCCATGAACTGCCACCGTCGACGCTATATTCATACCCGGTGACACCCACATTGTCAGTCGCAGCCGGCCAGGAGATTGTAAAGCCCGCGGTTGAGATGCCGCTGGCAGTAATAGCGCCGGTCAGTACCGGTGGCGTGGCGTCTGCCTGGGCGGCGGCGTAAAGCTGCGCGCCGAAAACGGCATTTCCGCCTTGGCGTTGTGGCAGAAAAAGATTCATTTAGTTCACCTGTGCCGGGCCGGAGAATGCCTTGTGATTCGTCGCTGGATTGCCGTCGCTATCGGTAATAATCAGCCAGCCAATCTGCCCGGATGCCAGCGTGGTGTTCGGCAACGGGATAGTCACCACCCCGGAAGCGTCCGTTGTCTCAATCGCCCCCTTGTCCGTTGGTGCAGCGAACCCGCTGGGGGTGGCTGCATCGAACCAGGCCCATTTCAGATTGGCCAAGTTGGCGCTTGCCGCGCCCGCTGCATTGACCAGCGTGAGCGTGACGGACTTCTGTGCTACCGCCAGCGTGGTGATGCCGGCAGTAATGGCAGGTGTTGAACGATTCCCAGCGGCGTCATAGGCTCGGACATCGACGTTATACAGGGTATTGGCAGTCAGCCCTGTGACATTGGCTGTCTGGACATTCCCGGCGTTGACCCAAGTACCTGCGTTCAGTCGGTATTCATACCCTGTAACGCCAACATTATCCGCGCCCGCTGGCCAAGAGATGGTGAACGATGTTTGCGCAATATTACTTGGCGTGATTGATCCGGCCAACGTTGGCGCAGTCGTATCGCCGGAGGCGCTCGTCGTGATCGTGGCGGAAAGCGCCGGTGTCGACCTGTTTCCGGCAGCATCATAGGCGCGCACGCGCACCTGATAGGCCGTGCCAGCCGTCAGCCCAGAAATCGCCTTGGTGAGCACATTTCCAGCGTCGGACCAGGTTGCGCCGCCGTCGGTGCTGAACTCATACCCCGTCACCGCCACGTTGTCCGTACCTGCTGGCCAGCTGATAGTAAAGCCGGTAGTGGTTATGCTGCTTGGGGTGATGGAACCCGTCAAAGTCGGTGCTGTCGTGTCAGTCGGCTCCGACACCTCGCCGGCACCAGATACGCCCATGATCGAAAATGTGCTGGTGCCCGTTACCCCTGCCGTTCCGCCGGAGCCGGTCACGGTCAGCGTCGGTGTGTAATCGCCTGGCACCAGACCCGCCACGGTGAAATCGAATGCGTCGCCGCTGACGGCGAATGACAGCGGCCCGACAGTCACGCCGCCGTTAGAGCCTGTCAGCGTATATGTGCCGCTGGTGGCATCAGTGGTAGTTCCATGGAATCGGATGGATTGGCCGTCTGGCGCGTCTTGCGTGGCGACGCCGGTGGGCGCGTCGGGGGGCGGGGCGCCGGCATCGCGCTCGATTGCCCCGATATCCACCCCACCGCCATAGGATCGCGGGTTGCCAAGGGCATCAGTGGTCACGGTCACCGCGCCGCCCGCATCCACCAGTGCATTGGCGCCGGCTTTCAGGTTGAAGTCTTCCGCGCCCGGCGTCACCGACACAAACACGTCGCTGCCGGCGATGTTGGCCAGGCTGCTGGTGAATCGCGCCGTCGCCGTGGCATCCGACGAGGCATTGTTGTTGCCGGTGGGCGCACCGCCCGACCAGAAGCATTCCGTCGATCCGGCCCCGCGCCCGGAGTAGCTATCCTTGAGGCTGAGTTCCGACCCCGAGACGACGCCCAGCTGGTCGGCGTGCCGCCAAAAGACATTATTCTCTCCAGTGACAGAATTGGCTCCGCGGGTGTCGATCGACCGCTGCGAGCCGTACACGATGTTATTTGTCAGGTTCAGGTTCAGGTTCGCGCCCATCGCCATGATGGTGTGGCCCGCCCCAGTAGCAACGTCGTGGATCATGCAGCCATCCACGCGAATGTCCGACCCCACCGCAAAGGCAGAGCTTAGCCGTAGCGCCTCGTTGCCGCCCGTCTGCTCGATCTCCAGCCCCTCCAGGCGCAGGTGGTTGACACCGACACGGATCGTTCCGCCGCCGGACGAATCGCTGACACGGAGGCCTTTACCGCTCGCCGCGCGCGGTCGGCCGTCATGGCGATTCGCGGCAGTCGCATAGATACGAGCGTAGTTCGCCGCGCTGGTGGTTTTGCCTGACAAGGCAACGCCGCCAGTTTCCACTAGGGCAAAGTCATCACACGCCAGTTCTTCCGGCTCGGTGAAGGTCGCCGGCAGCGACGTCCACCAGTCGGTGATAGACGCGAAGCTGGTGGTGCCGTTCGCGCCGCTGGCAACAAGGTATTTAAGTGCCATGACTAGCTCCTAAAAGGCATCCGCAAAGCGGTACTTCGGCAGGGTGGTGAAATTCACCGACGCGCACAGGGATTCCAGCGCGTTGATGGTCGCTTGATCTACCGTCGCGCCAGCGGCTTTCGCCAGTTTCAGCCCGCCCAGGATATTGGCCGCATAGCCATCGGCGTTGGGCGTGCCCTGGATCGACCCGGAAGGCGGCGGGTTCTGGTAGAAGAACATGCCCGTGCCCGAGCCGGTTCCCGTCACCGAGACCGGCGCGCCACCCGGCGCCAGCGCAAGCTGGAAGTTATTGCCCGAGGCATTCACGATGTAATACTGTGTCACGGCGGTAAGGCCAGGCGGTACCGATCCGTTGTAGCCGATGCCGTCGAAGGCCACCACATCTCCATTGTTGGGGGTGTAGTTGGCATTGTTGGCACCTGCCGTGAAGGTGTCGGTCGCGTTATCCCAGCTCAAGGCAATACCGTAGAAGGACATGCCAGCGCTGCTGGTGACGTAGGGGTCGGCACCGGTCTGCCCGCTGCGCACCATGACCTCGAACGCTGGCACGTAGTAGGTGCCGAAGGTGCTGCGGATATACGCCGGCCACTTGACCAAGTGATTCAGGTAGGTCATCGCATTGGCGTTTTCCGTCATCTTGGCTGCCAGGGCGATGGCCTGCATTTGGTAGCCGTGCATCCACGGCTGGGTGAAGGGCATATTCTCGAAGCAGATGAAGCCGGCCGTGCGCAGGAAGGGTGGTGCGACATTAGCGACGAAATCGGTGATGGCAGCAAAAGTCGTGTTCACCGCGTCGGTAAAGTAGGTCTTGTACGCCGCGCACTGCGGGGCGATGTCCGGCACGATGCCTGCCGCGCACGCCAGCTCACGGGTTGCCCACGCGGCAGAGCGCAGCGACGGGTGCAACAGCGTCGAGCCGTTGTAGGTGGTGCCGTTGACGGTGGAATTACGCCCGACGGAGCCGGCCGCGTTGGCGGTGAATGGCACGGAGTATTCGTACGACAGGGCGTAGTTAGCCGATTCCAGCACTAGGTCGAGGTATTGCGGCTCACCCGTCATCAGGTACGGGTAATAAGCCCAGGCTGGCTTATGGCTGTGATCGGCTTCATCCACCCCCGACAGGTACGGCCCTGAGGCCGGTTCGGTGAACCCAGCCGTGGCGATCCCTGGTGCCCAGCGGAAGCTGCTAGAGCCGCTTGGCATGCCTGTGTAGGTGCCGCCGTTGGCAGGCTTCAAGGTCTTGTTGGTGGAATGGTAAAGCTGCCCCGGCCAGTTGCCCGCCGACAGGCCGCTGGCGCGCGAGGTGCGCTCGGCCGCGGCGCTTTGCAGCAGCAAGTGCTTGACGTGCCAATCCGGCATGACGCCCAAACTTGGGTCTTCGCCAGTGCCGTTGATGGCGGAACGCGACGGCCCCATGTAATTGGGTTCGTAGTCGAAGCTGGCTTGCGCGGTCGGCACCACCGACTCATAAGTCGGCACCACGCCGGTCGTTTGCCAGTAGGCGGCATCGTGCTGCACGCGCACCGTTGCCTCGTCTGCCACCGAGCCGCCTGCTTGCAGGTAATCCCACATGCCTTCCGGGCCGGCTGTGAATATCGAACAGAAGTGCGGCAGGTAGGGGTACGCCTGCACTTGCGCATCGCCGGACGCCGTGCCGCTCAGGGAAACGTCACTGCTGCTATTCACCGGGATCACGCCGAACACGTTGGCGTTGGTGTTGTTGTAGCTCACCCGATACGATGTATTGGCCGAGAGCGGCGTAGGAAGGGTGGTGCCGGACGCCCGGAACAGGCTATACGTGCGGAAGCCGTGCGCGGCGACGCCGAGGTTGATGCCGCCCGAATACGTCATTGGCTTAGGCGAGGCATGGCTTGCCCACACGTCGCGCAAGGTGGATGCGCCATTCTTGACCAAGACGCTACTGAACGAGCGGTATGCCTTCGCGGGCGTATCCACGTCAAACCAGGGCTGCGACACACGACCGAGGTAGCGCAGGCCGTACAAGTTGCCCGACGCATCCTGCAAGGCCGCAACATACCAGTAACATTCGAGCTGGCCGTGGTTAGCGGCGGATTGCATGAACTGCTGGCGGATGCGCCAGACCTTACCCACTACGCCATCGCCGAAGGTAATCACGTCATCGTTGTCGGTGACGCCCTGGTTCAGGCTGGATGTCCAGGTGCCGGACAAGTTATCCAGGCCGACTACCTCCACCTTCAAGTCGGCGCTGCCGGATGATAGATCAGCCAAGCTGCGCGAGGATGACGTTGCCGGCGCAGATTCTGATGCCTTGACCGTCACCGCAAGCGACCCGCTCCCCGCTACTGTGCTCGGCACGCGCAACAGGAACGAGGCAAATTTCAGCGAGCCGTCGCTCCAGGTCGCCTTATTGAACATGGTGTAAGGCACTTCGGTCGTGTCGGCCAGTTCAAACCGCGGGTAAGCTCCCGCCGGCACATCGCCCTTTCGGAATGGATGCCCAAACATCGGAGGAATGAAGTCTGCAGCAACGATCGACCCGGAAGTATTGACGAGAGAAAGCGTAGCCAGCGCCGTGCCAATCGGCGGACTTTCCCCGCCGCCGCCTGCATCTGGTAATGCCGCCGGCGCTTGAATGGCGATTGTGCCGATGCCGAATCCATTGCTGGTGGTCGGGTTTTCCGTCAGGTTGAAATCCTGCCCGGACAGGCCGAGCGTGCCTTCCAGGTACAGCGTGGCATCAGTGGCGTGTGTGACGCGCAGCGTGCCGGGCGTAGCCAGATCGGCGGCCTCGTACACCACCGTATCAGAGGCGACGCCGATTCCGGTTAGTGTGCCGCCAGAGGTCGTCATGGCGCCTGTCAGGGCGCAGTCGCGGAACGGCGTGCCGCCCTTTGAAGCGATCACGCGGCGGTTGGCGCCTAATGTGCCGATCACCAAGGACCAGTATTCCGCATTGTTGACGGCGGCGGCGGCGATGCTCTGCAGGGCGGGGCTAAGGGTGATCATGTATCTGCTCTCGGTCTGGTGATCTCCAACCCGCCGAAGCGGGTTTCTGCTGGCGCCCCGAAGGGCGCTCTGTTGGCTGGTTACTGCTTGGCAGCTGGACCGTGGACCGTGAAGTTGAATCGCTTCAGGGTGCGCTCGCGCGTTTCGCCGCCTTCGACCGGCTCGTAGATGGTCTGCACGGCGTTTTCCAGCACATGCACGACCTCGACCGGCACGTTGAACGGCTTGCCGCGCGGGATCTGGTAGCCGACGCCGTTGATGCCGACGAACACGGCTTCGCGGCCGGCATCGCCTTCTTGTTCGTAAATGGTCAGGCTGACGCGCTCGCCGCTCAGGGCGGCGTCGTGGCTGGTGCCGACAACAGCCTCGCCAGTGAAGGCATCAACGACTTGCGCCACATTGGCACCATCGTCCAGGGTGGTGATTTGGGTGGTTTCCGATTTATCTTTGTTTTTGGTGGGAGCGTTCATGGTGCGGTTTCCTTGAATATGAGATGCGGGAATGAAAAAGGCCCGCAGTGAAGCGGGCCTTTAGTGGTTGCTACCGGCTGATTAGGCGGTAGCAGCGACTTCCAGGCGAGCCATGAAGGCGTCGTTCAGGATGACGGCGGTTTGCATGGACTTCCATGCGCAGTGGCCGCGCTGGCCCAGCGGATCGCTGTCCGAAGGCTTCGGATTGACGACCATCGGGGTGCAGGCGTACATACCCTTCAAGGCGACGATGCCGTAAGCATTGGCGCCCAGGTACAGGACCGGGTAGACGTCGGCGTTGGTGCCGGTGGTCGAGATCATCGTGCCCTTGGCGCCGCCGGCGTCGGCGAACGGCGCAAAGATGGTCGACGTCAGGTAACGCACGTCTTCCACCTTGCCGATTTCGTTCTCGAACGGCGTCATCGAACCGTATTTCTCGGCCGGCACGAAGCCAGCCAGGCTGCGGATGTCGCTTTCCAGGTCCGGATGGGCCAGGCCGATGAAGCCGGGGGCGACCGCCTCGGTGCCGTATGCCGGCGTCGACTTGACAATGGTGGTGATGGGGCGGGCGTTCTGGCGCTTCAGCGAGCGGGTTGCCTTGCGCTGGTTGGCCAGGGTCAGCGCGGTATTGACATCGGTGCGTGCGGCGCCGTTGCCATACAGGACGTTGGTACCGGCCTTCAGCACGCCAAAGCGCATCTTCTCGATCATCTGCGCGGCTTGTTCGCCAAGCAGGGTGATCGATTCATTCAGTACCGGGTCTTCATGGGTGTCGATGATGACGTCGGTGATCTGGATGCGGCTGCCGTACTGGGTCAGGGTGGCCGTTACGTCGGTCACAGTCAGGGTCTGCGCGCTCGGGGTCACGCCTTCGGTCAGCGCGGTCGGGGTGGCGTCCAGCGCGTTGTAGCGGCGGAACTTCATGACCTTGCTGGAATTGCCCGGCAGCGGTTTGGACTGGCCGAACTTTTCCAGGATCAGGTAGGGTAGGCCGCGCTTGAGCAGTTCTTTTTCAGCATAAGCCGCGGTACGGGGGGAGATATCGCCATAGACAGACATAGTGTTTCCTCTAAAAGAAATGGATGCAAAATCGAATAAAAAATGAAGTCGCCAACAGTCGATTCAGCGCGGGATCGGGGGCGTAAAGCCTGTCCGTTCTCACCATGAAATTCGGGAACCAGTCGTATGCAGATAGCGCGAAGCGGTGCGGCGCTTGTGGCGTAACGCGGTGCTGCGCGGATCTGCGCTATGGTTTCAGTCCTGCGGTGTTCGGCCATTTCGCTGGCGGTGGGCGCCCGGCTGACTGCGCCGGGACCAGTGGTTAATGAAGGATCAGTGTTCGTTCCACGCCGAGGCGAAGTCATCCTTGCTGGATGGGGACTCGGGCAGCTTCAAGCCGGTCGAGCGCACGCCTTCAGCGTTGTCCAGCGCGTCCTCGTCAATGCCCGAATCGGTGGTGCTGGCAGCCTTGTATCGCTTGAGCAGCCCGATGATTTCGCGGGCGCTGCCGGAGGCGACGATGCGATCGAATTCCGCCTTGTCTTCCGGCGCCATGGCATCGCCCCATGCCTTGAAGGCATCCGATTCGGCGATTTCCATGAAGTCGGGGAAGGCGTCCGAAATCTTCTCGAAGTGCAAGCGCTGCTTTTCGTTGGTCATTTCAGCAATCACATCGTCGATATCCTTGCGGAACGGCGCGGTATGCTCGCTGGCGGTTTCCGCGGCGGTCTTGCGCGCGATCTTGGCGATCAGGGAAGTGAGCAGGGTGACGAATTCCGGGCCGAAGTCTTCCGACAGCGCCTTGATATCGGCGTCGTCTTCGTCAGGCACTTCGCCGGCAGCCTGTTCAGCGGCTTCTGCGGCCGGCGTTTCGGTGGCTTCTTCAGCCTGGCGCGCGGCCAACTCAGCTTCCTTGGCGCGCAAGCGGCCTTCCCACGACTTCAGGCGTTGCTTTTCCTTCTCGATATCCAGGGCAGGTTCGGCTTCGGTGGCGGCAGGCGCTTCTTCGTTCGTTGCAGCAGCGGTTTCGTCGCCGCCGGTCGGCATTTCGCCGTGCGGCGCATCCTTGTCGCCTGTGACGACGATCGCCACGGCCGGCGCGCTGCCTTCCGTCGATTCAGTGCCCGGCGCTTCGTCCGGGGTCAGGCCAAAAGCCTCGTCCTCGGTCTGCTCCGGCTTGGTGATTTCTTCGTTGAAGCCGGATTCAAAATCCTCGGCTGCTTTTTTGTTGCCGTCTTCGGTAGTGCTCGCCATGTGTTCCTCCAGGTGGTTGGCTTATAAAAAAAGCCACCCTTGCGGAGTGGCTTTGGCTGTCCTGCTTGCGCAGGGGTCAAAGAATCGTTACGTGGTGGGCTGGTCGCCGACAAAGGCAGCGATGCGGGCGGCAAGGATCTTGTGATACTGATCCATGACGACGGCCTGCTCGGCCATACGAAAGCGCTCCGGTTCCGGCAAGGCGAGGAATGCTTCGCCAGCCATGAAGGCGCGCAGCTTGCCCAGCTTGTCGCCCAGTTCAGCCCTTTCGCCAATCAGGCGCTGCTGGTGCGGTGGCAGGTGCGATACATGGCCGATGTCGATGTATGCAGCCTCGAAAACGTCTTTCGGGCTCCAGCTGGTGTAGCCGTCCGCATATTTCACGGCATAGCCTGGTTGGGCTGGCAGGGCTGGCGGCCGATCGGCTTTACCGGTGCAATAGCCGTTGCAGGATCCGGCGCCAGGATGGCAGTCCACTCCGCAAACACGAGCCTTGGCGGCGCTCTCCTGCGGCCAAGCCGTGACAATCTTGGTACCGATGTATTCATGTGTCATGTTTTTCTCCAGGTTTCAAAAGTAGGGCGGCGTTACAGGATTTGCCAGTCTTCGGCCAGCATGTCGGTTTGGCTTGCGAGCCAGCCCATGAGAATTTCGCCGGCAGCGGTTTTCATGATGATGTAGGGCAGGACCGGCGCGGTGCCGCCGTTCTGTTCAGCGAAGGCGCGGGTGTGCGGGTTCCAAAACTTCTCGGCTTCCAGCCCAGCATGGCCTTGGCCGAGACATAGCCACATGCCTTTGCCGTTCCAGCCGGCGCGCGCGATGCGCTTGCCATTTTTCAAAGCCTTGAGCGCATCGCCGAAGTCCATGGTGTGCGACGCGCAGCCCGCCGCATGGATCTTGGCTTGCTCATCCATGAATGCAGCATAATCAGCGGCAGCGGCTGCAAACCGCTCTGACATGGACAATGCCCGCTCCGCATAGTCCAAAGCCACCTCGCCTGCAGTCATGAACATTCCCATTTCGCCGGCGCGCTCTGACGGCTGGTAGTAATCGCCCAATTGCGGCTGTAACGCTCCTGCTGGGATTGGAATCTCGCCCAAGTCGGTGTATGCGCACGCCGCCACAGGCGACCCGAACACGCTCTGCACCGGGGAATCAAATATCCTTATGCGCGTTACTTGATATGCCTTGCGGCCGTTTTTCAAGATAACTGTGTTCATGCTGTCCTATCCGATCTATAAAACGGGCGATGCGTGAATGCTGTCGCTGACCAGCGCATTGCGCAGCTGGCGCACCTGGGCAGCTGCGCCCTGAATCCGTGCTACGCCGTCGATGCTGGCCGTCAGCAAGCTCTCGCGGTGAACTTCATCGATCGCGTCCAGCAGCTTCACGATCGCGGCATAGGCATCGCTGCTCTTGTAGGCGCGTGCAGTCGCCAGCGTTTCGATCAACTCGGCGCGGATGACTTCGGGCGGCTTCATTGCTCAATCCTCGTTGTCTCAATACCGGCGCGCAGTCCTTGCCCCGGTCCTTGCATCGGCGGGACGGGCGCAGGATGACCTGCTCCCGGCGCTTGCGGATCGGCCTCCTGCGGCATCGGCAAGTCGTTCGCCGCGCCAGCTTGTTCAGGCAGCGTGCCCTGCGGTGCCTGGGGCATACCGACCGGCGCACCGGAAGACTCGAAGCCCGCGGAACGCAGAATCTCGTCGGTCGCCGGTGCAATGGCGGGATTGGTTGCCGCCACGCCGCCCGCCTGTGTCGCCGCGTAGACCGAGCCCACGTTCTTGGCCACGGCATCGGCCGTTTTCAGTCGCGCCTCGGCCAGCACCTTCTGCACCTCGGCCGTCAGCTTGTCGAGCGTGGCCATTTGCAGCTTCAAGGTCAGCTCCTGCTGCTGCTGCGCCAGCTCCTGCTGCTTCTTGGCCAAGTCGTTGCTTTGCTCGGCCAATACTTCCTCTTCGGTCTTCACCACATCCACCAGGTCGTGCGCTTCGGCGCGCTGGCGCAAGAGCTTTTCGCGCTTGATGAATGGCGCATCCATCGGGTTGCTGGTCTGCGCGGCAAAGTTATCCAGCTGCTGGGCGCGGATTTCCTTCGCCACCAGCGACGCGGTGCCGCTGGCCTTGACGTTGAAATCGCCCTTGACCGCGTTGTCTGGATTGAACTGCATGTTCCAGCGATACAGCGCGTTGATGAAAGGCGCTGTAATGCCCTCGTCGTAGCCGGCGATCAGGTCTTTCATGACGATCGACGTGTTGCCCATAAGCATGGACAAGCCCGATGCGGTACCGGCAGCGCCTTGGGTGGCGTTCTCGCCCGACATGAAGCGCGGCACGGCCGTCACTTCGTCGGCGTTCGCCTCGAACATGGAAATGATCGGAAGCAGATCTTCCAGATTGCCGGGGATGTTGAGCACGCGGACAGCGGGCGATTCCGGATTCCGGCCGTTGCGCCCCCAAATTTTGAACGGGAACATCGCATCCGCCTTCTCGGTGGGCGACATCAGGTCCATGTTGACCTCGAACTGCGGCCCAGCGGTGATGGCAGCGTTATCGAGGATCATGCGAGTGCCGGCGTTGAGCATGGTCTGGTCGTCGCGCATGATCGTTGCCAAGCCTTCACCGAAAATGCTGGTTTCGTCCTTGTCGAAGTAATACAGGTGATACGGCCAGGTCACGCCATTGATCGGCTGCAGCGCGGCCTTGACGATTTCGCCCGATGGCAGCAGCCACACGTTGGCGAAAAACGTCTCGTGCATGCGGTTTTCCGGCACGGTCACGCCGCACTGGTGCAACTGCGCCGCATCGACCCAGCCCCAGCGCTCCAGGATCTCGTACTGGCCGTCGTCATTGTGCGCGGTGGTGCGGTCGCCCACCTGGCGGATTTCATCGTCGTAGGGCTTGCGCGTTCTGGCACCGTTCGGGTGCGAGGTCACGTAATCACGCAACTTCTGCGTGTCGAAGCTCTTGCGCTCAGCCAGTGCCAGCACGGCCGACTTGCTCATCACATGGCGCTCGTACACGTAGCGGCAATTCTCCAGCTCGGTCGCCGACATATCCGGGAAAAAGCGCCAGATCGGCACGAAATCGACAAACGGCACCACGTAGGATTCCGTTTTCATCACCCACTTGCCATCTTCATTGACAAAGCGGGTACGAATCTTCCGCTCGATCAGCGGCGCTTTCAGGATGCCGGTGCCGTACAGGTGACCGGAGTGCATCACCTGGCGCGCGGCCTTCTTGTAGCGGGATTCCGTCAACTGGTCATCGATCGCCTTGGCCATACCCTTGGCGGCAGTGTCGACCAGATGCTTGACGGCCTGCTGGATCTCGTTTTCTTCCGGCGCGCGCTGCAAGGCGGCAGTCAGGTCGCGCTTGAGCTTGTCCTTGATTTCCGGCGCCACGGTCGGCACCGGCGTTGCTTCCAGTGCCCAGTTGCGGTCGGAATTGGCCGGGAACAGCAGGTCGAACACGCGCGAGTCGACCGTTTTTACCTTCACGCGGGTCTTACGCACGAATGCCTTAGACCGATTCTTGTCCATCAGCGCTTCGACTTCTTCGTCGTACTGGCCGCGATACTGGCGCAAATCCTTCAGCCAGCGCAGTTCAGTCGAGCGGCGATCAGACTCGGCCTGCGCGAATTCACTCAGGAAGATCGAGCCCAGCCCGGCCAGGGTGGCAAATGCGGGCTCGGCACCTTCCTCGTCGGCGCGCATGACCTCGGCAGAAGCCTGCGCGTATTCGCGCTCGGCGTCCTTGCGGGCGGCTTCAGCCTTGGCGGTGAGCATGGCATGTGCCATTGCACTCAGCTGGCTATCGTCGTCTGGTGCGTTGGTCATCGATGTTTCGCTCATAAAAAAAGCCCGCCTAAGCGAGCTTGTGAATTAGTGTTGGCCTATTAATATCCAGCCGTGGTCGCCGGCCGGTGTTCCGCCGCGATCCCGCCGCGGCCTTCCAGCGCTGCCGGTTTGGGCGCAATGTTCTCGGCAAAGGTCAGCGCGATAGCATCGGCAAAGTCAGGCGAGCGGATTTGCCGCTTCTTCATTTCATCCTTCGATTCGACCAGCTTGCGGCCGTTGCTACTGGTCTTGAACTTCGGCGCCGAGATATCCGCGATCATTTCCGCATTGTTGGGCAGCCTGGCGGGCATATCCTCCATCCAGTGCTTCATGCGGTACCACATCTCCGCGCGCTTATTCGCGTATGTCTCGCTGTCCTCGGCCTTGGCGGCGCTATTGACGCCAATGCAAGGGATGTTCAGTTCCTTCAAGCGGTCCACGATGCCCGAACCAATGCCGATTTTGTCGATCAGCATGCCGTCCGGCTGGAATTCATTCCAATACGACGCCAGGATGCCGGCAACCTCCATCGGCCCCTTCTTTTCGTGCTTCTCGATCCGATACACCACGCGGCCGCGCCGGAAAGCAATCGTCGTTCGGTCCGGACCGTATTCGGCCGGGTCGCAGCCAATGACCAGCGGCCCGTACATTTCCCGGTAGCCGCTATTCACGGCCGCCATCACGGTAGTCGGGTTAATCAGCGGGTCCGTCGTCGCCGATTTGAACGCTAGGGCAGGGGTGGCCGGGTATTCCTGATCAAACAGCCATTCAAAGCCCTGGCCGTAGGTGATGATCTTGTTGCGGCGCCACACCATCTGCTCGTTATCGAGCTTGTACGCCTCTTTGTACTTGATCTCGTCCGACGTCAGCACAAAGTCAGCCGGCACCGGCGAGCGGTACTCGTCCTGCCAGAACCACGGAACGAAAATGGCGATGTATTCACCAATCCCGGCCTCGGCGTCCTGCCACATCTGGTGGAACTTGTTGCCGATGCCGTTTGCCGTCGACTCCAGAATGATCTCGGTGCCATCGCGGTCGGCAATCGTGTTGCCCAGGCCGGCTAGGTGCAGGGCGGCGTTATCCCAAAAGCCGAATTCCGAGCCGTGCAGCAGCTGCGCCGTGTTCGAGCGCCCGACATCTTTCGATCCCGCCGTGGCCAGCTTGTAGCCGCCATCCAGGATGTTGAAAACCAGTTCCTTGGCGTTCGTCGCACTGGTCGACGGCGCCAACGGATTATGTTCGTGATAGCGCTTGACCATCGTGAACAGGTTATCCGTCGCCTTCTGCTCATGCGCGACGATAAACGCCGACAAGCCCATCGACATCGACGTCCGCCAGTAATAGCGGCCGCCAACGTAAGTCGAAATCCCTTGCTGACGCCCTTTGAGGATCAGCGCCCGGACCTTGCCAGTCTTTTCTAGCTGCTCGTTGAGCTTTGCGTCGACATACTTTTGCGCTCGATTCAGCAGGAACGGCAGCCGCTGGCCGCCTTTGTCCAGGATGAACAGGCAATGTGCCGCGTACAGCTCGAACTTGCGCTTGAGCCCGGCATAGACCTCATCAGCTGAGATCGACATGGCCGGATGCCGCCAGGCGCTTCAAGAATTCTTCGGGGCCGCCGGCGCCGCGGTCGGTGTCGTCCATTCCGAATGCCTGACGCTCCAGGGCGATCAGGGTTTTCAGCGTTTCGGCCAACTTCTTCACTGCGTCCACGCGGCCAGGCATGGAGATAACCTTTTGATATGCCTCGTTGAGCTTGTCCACGCCATTCTTGTCCGGCAAGTACATCAGATTGGCCAAGTCGCGCAGCAACTCGTTATTCCCTGTGGCGATCTCCGCTTCTTCCAGCAGGATCATCGTGAGCTTGCGGGTGCGGGTTACATCGGTGCGATGCGACAGGATGATGTCGGTCTGGATCTGCGCATTGGCGTCGATTACCTGTTTTTCGGTAATCTTCTTTTCCGTGTCCAGTCCGCTGTCCAGTGCGGCTCTGTCCAGTCTGGCTTGCGCCTGTGCTTTGATCTTCGCGGATATGTCGCGCGTCCAGCCTCGGTCCTCTGCGACTTGCCCGATGCGGGCAGTTGATATCCCATATTCCGATGCAAGTATGCGCAACGATTTAACGCCCGCGCGGTAGTCAATTTCGAGCGCTGTCCAGTTGACCTCTTTCTTCTTCGCCATGATTAATTACCTTTTCGTATGATGCCCGGTGTCCGCTGCACCATAAAAAAAGCCCCGCAACGCTTCCGCTGCAGGGCAAACCCGCCTTACTGCCTTACCTGGTTATCGGTAGGGCCAATTCCTTGAAACTTTCGGACGGTCAGGCTTTCTCAGTGCTCTCCCGAACAAGAGTAGCCAAATCGTTATCAGATGCACGATCACCTCCTTTCGGGTTGAGAATCCTTGTCCGCGGGGAGCGCGCGAGCGCCGCTGTGGCGATCCCGGTTTTTATGGCGCCAGCGTATCCACGCCCATTCCGCAAAACTTATCCAGGGCGCAGGCAACCTTCACGGCATCTGCGGCATCCTTACCTAAGTACATTGCAGCCAGCGCGAAGTCTCGCCCATGGCCGGCAGCGTAAAACTTATCCTCCAGGATTTCCGGATACGGTCCTGCGTCACTGGAATACAGGTGAATCTTGCGCTCGCGGTCGATGAAAATGGCATGACAGACAAGGTTAGGCATGGCTTTCGGCCACTTGTCCGCATCCCGCCCGCCGGCACACCAATCAAGCAAAGCCATGGCTGCCGGCGCGTCGCCAGTCAATCCCAAAATGCCGCCGGGCACCTGGTGGATCTTCGTCACTGTGCGCGCATGACCTTCGTTGGTGCTCTGTTTGTCGGCCGCAAGCGTCTTGCCATCCCATGCGATAACCGTCATTGCGTCCTCAAATAAATAACGGCCAAGCGCATTGCTGCGATGGCCGCCGTGCCGATACGATCGGCCAAACGAAATAGCCCGACCGGGATTAACCGTATCGGGCTTTGATTGTTGATAGCGGCCGGCGCCGCCTTCTTATTAATTAATCAGGCGCTTCGGTGAAGGTCACGTAATACTTCTTGCCGGGCTTGAAAAAATCCGCCGCTTCCGGGTTACGGATACTCATATCTACGGATGCACTCGGCGTCCAATGGCCGAAAATCGCATTCTCACTTGCCCGCTGCTTTTCGGTTGACCCTTCCCATACACCACCCAAGCGGATTTGTGACAGATGCGGCTGCTCCGGATCACTCTGTGGGCGGGATTCATTCATGTGGCACTGCATTTTTGCGACTACAGACATATTTCACCTATAAGTTAAAAGCACCCTTGCGGGCCGGAATAGGGGTTTTGTCTTGCAGTCTTGCGCCCCACAAATCACATCTTCGGAATCGACTCAATCTACCCAACGCAGATATTGCCGCCACCCGGTCGCTCAAGCGTTTTCATCAGTTCTTCTTGCAGCCTCCCGATCGCCCATAGAGTGGCGAGCGCAGCAACATCGCGGCATGTGCCATTTTCAGCGCTGAATCCTTCAACGACAATTCCGTCTGGGCGAATCGTTACCGTACCGAACTCGGTCAGCCGCGCTTCTTCTGCATCAAGCATGTGTCACCTTTGGTATTGGCCCGATCCTGCGCCAGTATTCGGCGTCAGTCACAAATCCCAGCCTTCAATGCTTGCGTCGCCGCCCATAGCTGATCTCCAGAAATTGTGCCGGTTACAGCGTCCGGCGACGTTAGGCTGTACGTCTGCTATTCGGCGCTCACTGAAGCTGAGCGAGCCTAGGTTCACTCGCCGCTGTATCTTGCGCGTATCGTATAAGGCTAATTGACTCGATTAAGGGATTGCCAGCCCCAAGCTACCGCCTGCAACATTGCCACATCCGGCGTAAGCCCGACCTATCAGATGGACCGCGCCTGTTTAAGCATCGCACTGTCGTGCCAGCACTGCCGAGAACCCCCGGTGTTCTAGGCTTGGCGCGGAAATTAAAAGCCCGCCTTATGAGCGGGCCGCCTGTGCAATTCTTACGGGGGCAGAACTGCTAGGATGGGAAAATTATGCACATTCTGATTCAGGGGTGCAAATTATTTTCCGGTGGTGTTGCAACGCGCCCTTACCACTCAACAAGCTTACGAGCGGAGTCCATTTCTGCGGTTTTAATCTTGCCGCCATTGCCATAGTCATACCAGTCGTCCGCTTCCTTGATTGCGTAGCGCAATCCGCCTTCGAGATCGGCAACACGCTTACGCAGGTGCTCGATATCACTGGCGACTTCCGGCGGCGCCCATCCCAGCTGGATCAGCGCATCGCGCACACCAGCATCCCGCATATGGACCAACTGGCGAGTGATTATTTCCGCCTTGTCGTTAATGAGCGCTTGCATTGATGTGATTTGCTCAATGTCGCCATTTTCCAGGATATTGGTGTCGACCTTGTAATTGATATTCATGCGCCACTATCCCCAGCCATGCGAGCGCGAGCGCGCGGAATTGCCTTTCTGGCAGACTCAAGTGCTGATGAGCCATGCTTTTCAAACACGCGCAGCTTGCCGTCCTGGCTGATCAGTGTCAGACATACACCTTCCCCCATCGGGTGGCTCATGTGTCGCGGGTTCCGAATCCTGGCGAACTCCCAGGCCCAATCCGGCAGTTCAGCGTCGAGCAGGGCCGCAGCATCGTCAAGATGGTACTCGCGCACAATAGACTCCTTCATATATTCCACTTCGCTAATTCTTCTTCTGCGCGCCGGCGTGTTTCGCGGTGCGCCTCGCCATAGCAGGATGTCTGCTGCTGAAGGCGGTCAATATCATTCTTGGCAAACTCAATGGCGTTCACGTAGTATTGCTCAACCCATGAATGATCGAACAGCGTGCGCCCCTCCGGCGTTCCGCGCTTGAACACATCCCCAGGCTTCTTCGGGTCAATAACAATGCATTCCACCTTCACGCCACGTTCCAAACATAGGCGCTTCACGCGTTCCGCTTCGTTGTTGTCAACGAAAATGATGCGGTCGCCGTTCTTAACGCTTTCCACCAGTGATGTGGTGCGGCCGGTCCTGCGCGCCGACTGGATGTAGATTTGTGTGATGCCACGCATTGCTGCGCCGATGCCGAAATGGTCCATCATGCTCCTTATTTGCTTTTACCAATCTCTGCGGCCGCTCGAACGATAGCGCGACGGGTGGCGGCCAGCCTATCGGGGGACGCTTGCTCTGTGCAGAAGTGGTCCCGCCCCCGTGACGCGCCATAAGCCTCAACGATGTTGCCATCTTGGTTCACATTGATCAGAAGCGTTGCAGCCAGCCGCAGCGCGTCGCCGTCATCGGTGAGTGGGTTCCAGCCTTTCAGACCGCGATAGCCAGGTGTTTGAATTGTCAGGTATCCGCTATCACTATGCTCGAAGCCTCCAGTAGGGTGCTTGACGATCACGATTCCGGCCGCCTTTGCAGCCAGCTCTAGCAATTCTTTTTTCATACTCACCCCTGCTCGATCACGCCAGCCTCAACGAACCGGCCATGTAGATTCGACAGCGCCATGCCTTCCAGCGCGTGCAAGTGTTCATCCAGCGCCTTGGCGGCGCGCTGCACGGTGGAGTAGGGCACCGAATAGTCACTGGCGATCGCCCGCAGCGAAAAATCCTTTTGCCGGCTTTTTTCCACATGCTGGCGCCACATCAGGGCCAGCACCAGGTCGGCGCTGATACCCAGCACCGGGCCGTAGTAATTGGCCAGCTCGCGGATGGCGAAGCGTTTGGTGTCGCGGTCGCGGGAATAGCGTGCCTCCAGTGCCCATGCCTCCCTGGGCTGCAGGTGATCCTGCACGCATGCGCGGATCATGGCGCACTGGCCGCGTACCTCCAGCGGGGTCAGGCCACCGAAATTGATTTTTGGGCCGCTGCTGGCGTCACTGCGGTCCATCTGCCGCACGCCGTTGCGCATAATGATGGCCATCTGCGATTGCGGGGATGCGTCGTATGCCTGGATGACATACGAAAAATGGATAGCCTGGCCTGACGTTTTAAAAATTGCCATTTTTTAAATCGCCCCTGTGCGATTGGTTTTTTGCATACTAATGGAGACTTTTGCATCACCCCGGCAATTTTTCATGTATCCGCCGCCAGGTATTCTTTAACGATCTCAATTGCGCCCAAGGTCGATCGCACTACCTCGACGCGCCAGCCTGCCCGCTGCAGATCTTCCATGTACTGGTCCTGCGCGTCGCTGGTCGTGCCGTCCTTGCTCTTGAACTCCATGGCAAGCCCAGCGAAGCCGCCGGCAGGGTAGGGCAGCAGGATGTCGCACACCCCGGCGCGCTGGCCCTCGGCCTTCATCGTGATCGCCGTCTTGATACCGCGCTTGCCGCCATTGGGAACGGCGAACAGCAGGCGCAGGCGCCAGTCCAGCACCTCTTGCGCATGCACCCAGTCGATGAACGCGCACTGAATGGCGCTTTCCCGCAGCTGGTCATTGATGGCGGGGTCTGCGTGCCGCTTGGCCTTCTGCTCGGCTAATTGGGCGGCGGCGCTACTGCGCAGCGCGGCGACGGCTGCCTTCTTCGCCTCGAAGTTGGCAAGCTGCGCCGGGCTCCATCGTGCCGCCTTTGTCACCGCTCACCCTGCCAGCAACGCAAACACGCCCTTGATCCAGGCTGCCGTATAGATCAGGGTCAGCAACGTCATGCCGAACTGCTGGGCCTTGATGGTCGTGTACAGCCAGAACGGCTGGCCAGCCAGACCAATAACCGGCGCCCACTGGCGCAGCACCGCGCTATCCGATTGCGTCATCCAGATCGCCGCAGCACCGGAAATGAAGATGAGCGCTTGCACCAGCCAGGAAGCCACCCCGCCTGATAGCAGGGCGGCCAGGTGCAGCGACTGCAGCCAGGGAGCGCGCATCAATGCTCCGTCGGCGCGGCGCTGTCCGCCGGCGTGCATTTGCTGTCCAGCAGGGCATCGATGTCATCGAACGGTGCCACCGAGCCGCGCGGGTGCGTTTCCATCGTGGCAAGCTGGCCGTCTGCTGTCAGGATAATGGCCATGAATGCCTGCGCGCGAGTTTCCTTGACCTTCTTGGCGAAGTCATCGGCCATCTGCGCCACGGCTGCTAGGTTGGCGATCTGCCGCGCATCAGGATCCGCCGCCTGCAATTCCGGCTGCTGGTCGCCGCTGGCCGGTGCTACCGCGATCAGGTCCGCGCTGTCGTGACCATTGATTTCGTCGTTGGTGATTTGTTCAGTGCTCATTGTCTTTCCTTCTGGTTGGTGGATAAATACTGCCGGGGACTACTATTTATTGCTTGGTAATGCGTCTGCCTCCGGCGCGCTTCGACCTGCCATCGGTATTACCGACGTCAGCTTTTCGCCGCTTCTGGTGCGGTCTTCCCTTTGGTGGCAAAATCCAGCAGCGCGGCGCGAAGCTGTTTCAGCGCTTTGTTGTAGCCTTGGGCAAAGGCTTTGGCTGTCTCCTCGTTGAGAATCCAAGGCGTCATCTGGATATTCACCAGCATTACGCAGGCGAGTGGCCCCGTCCCGCCGGCGAGCACCGCCCTTGCTTCACAATGGGCCAGCAAAGCTTTAGCGATATGGACTGGCTCTGTTAGCGGTATGCCGTCGCGCATGGCTTCGATCACATCATCCGGCTGGGCGACTGACTGGGCGATAGGGGAAGATTCAACAGGTTCATACATTTCTGTGTAGACGATGTGGCTCCACCCTTCTGGCGGTGTTCTGCCCGGATTGATTTCCACAGGCCAGTATCTCAGCCCTTTCCCTGTCAATGGGTCGGCTGGGTAGCAGTAGCAGTAAGGCTTTTTCACTTTCCTATACAGCGGCTCTTGTGGCTGTGCCGGTGCAGAAGTGGTTTCATAGGCACTAAGCGCAGCATCGAACTCAGCTTTCGTTTCCTCGGTCCACGGCTGATCCATTTCGAGAAATGGGGCGCATAGTGTGAACTGTGCCGGTGCAGCGCTGCTGGCTTTCACCTTACTGCAAAAATTCCAGTGCCCACCACCAAACCTGCAGCATTCCTCACAATAAGGAAGGGTAATGGTTGCCCCATAATCTACTTTGCTGCTGACAGGCTGCACGGCTCCCGCCCCGGTCACGATCCGTTCGCACTCGGAAAACTGATCCTCGTCCAGCAGGTTGGCAAGCCTTGCCATTAAGACTTGCATGGATTTGGTCATCGGCTCGGCTAATTGAGTTGGTGCGACTGCTGGCGCAAATGCGGATTGCAGCGCGCTCAGAATATCTGCGCGCAACGTCTCCCAATCGACAACGCCAGGATTAAGCCCGCCATCAGCATCCTCGCTGCCACCGTACTTGTTATATTCCTGCGCTTCGTCGAGCAATGCGTCGATCTTCGCAATAACGTCCTGCTGCATGACGGCGGCTTGTTCATTGCTCATGCGGGTTCTCCAAAAGAGTCGGCCCGAAGGCCGGGTAGTTAAAAGTTATAAGCCCATGTCCCGGCGGCGCTTGGCTGCCTTGCGCTCGCGCTTTTGCTGGGCTCGCTCCAGCGCGCGCCGGTCTTCCCGAGTCAACGGGCCGGTCTTTCGTCCGCCTGGGGCAATGCAGTTATGCGTGTTCAAGGTGAACGGCTGTACAGCGCCGGCGATCAGGCCACTCAAGGCCAGCGCTGCCAATTTGAGTGAAAATTTCATGGCTGCCTCTATCTGCTATTTGCAAAAAGTTCGCTCAAAGCGGCGGCCGGCAATGAAGCTGACCGCCAGCAGAGCGAACACCCCGACACCGATCAGGATGTTCAGGACCGTCATTTCACCGTGTCCTCGTCAGAACATCCCACGAGTTCCGGCGTGTAGCCGCAATAGCGTGTCACCTCCCTGAATCCACCCTGCAGCTGGGGAACCTGACCCTTGCATGTCACCAAGCCGTTGAAGTTGCTGTCCGAGGGTCGGCATTCGAGGAACACGCCGCGATCGGTTCCGCGCTGGCCATTGACGATGACCGGGAATTCCTTTTCAAAGTAAGACTTGGCATTGGCAACTGCGCGCGGACGTTCATCGGCGGTCAAGGCATGCACCTTATCCTTGATTTGCGCTTGAATCTTTTCTTCTGCCGATTTGCTGCCGCAGCCGGCCAGTGCAAAAGCCATCAGGATTGCAGACACTACGAAATAAAGTTGTTTTTTCATGATTTTGATTCCCTTGGTTTTGTGGCTGCTTTGTCTGGTGCAGCCTGGCCAGTCCTGCGTTAAATTCTTGATTCAATCCGTTTCGGCCGCATAGGCGAACCGGAATACGCGCCGGCCGTAACCACGCCGGGCCTTGATTTCATGGTCCACCACCAGGAAGCCGATCTCCGTGAGTCGCTTTAATCTCGCCAATTGCACGCTCCTGACCGAATCCGGAAATTCTGCAGTGAACAGCATGGTATCGAAGAACTGCACGTACAACTCCAGCAGCAGAAGTTTTTCCGATCGCCTGAGCAATTGATACCGCTCGTCCTCAAACACAACCATCGGAATAGCCAAGCATCCGGACAGCGGTACAACTTTTGTGCAAGCCGTCATCGGTAAAAAGTCTCCATATCTGCACGCAAGTTGCGATGATCGAATCCCAGGTTGTAGATGCCAACCAAGTGGGAAGCCAGTCGGTCCACCGTGCTATCAAACGATGGCGCCGACTTTCTCACCGCCTTCACTTCCCCGCCAACCATAAAAATGGCCACGCCTTCGACGTGCCGCTCGATGGACCGCACGGCCATGTCGCATGATTCAGTCAGCGGCAGGACGGGCGGTTTGAATTGGCCCTTGCGCGGCATTTACGCCGCCAGCTCGTTTCGGTGATGGAATTTTTCTTTGGTGTCGCCCATCAGCGCGCGTAATTCGCGGATGCTCAGCTCGGTGAGCTCGTGCATACGGATCAGCATCGATGCGCCTACCGGCAAGCGGCCGTGGCGGATCTTACTCACCACGGGCGGCGCCACTTCCAGCGTGCGCGACAGGGCAGCATCGTTTTTCAGGTGCAGCTTCTTGATCAGCGCATCCAGCAGGTTGTTGGGATTGAGCTTCGTTGTTTGCGATTTTTTAGTGGTCATGATTTCTTCCTTTGGTTGGTTTGTCAGCCAGAAGGCTGGCACGGGGTTTATCGAATATTCAGACGCACAGGCGATGGTGGTTCGACCGGATAAAGTTCGTCAGCACATCAATGCGATGTGCGAGCGAGAGAATCCGCCCTTCAATTTCGCAACTCGGAATGATCGATGGACTCTCGCTCCCTTCCTCACCCCCTCTGGGCGACAGGACCGGCTCCAAGCGATTTGCCAGCGATTCAAATTGCGATTCCGCTTCGCCAATCTTCGACGAGAGCAAAGAGATTGCGGCGCTCATGCTGCTTTCTGCGGTCACGGTTGTTTTGGGCTGCGCTGCAGATACTTTGTCAAACATTTCTTTCTCCTTGTCTGGTGCTGCGTTAAAAATCGTTACTTGCGCTTGTTGCTCGCGCGGTTACGGGCCTTGATTGCGGCGCGCTTGGCCTGCGCCACTGTGCCGCGCGAGCGACGCCTTGCAGGAGCCTGGCTTTCGCTAAGCAGGGATGCGCCAGCACGCATGCCCTGTATCGCAAAATTTCCACCGGCACCAAAGGCGCCCAGCACGGCTAACCCCAATAGCTTTTTCAGCATCACGCCGCCTTTTGGCCGGCGTGCTTGGCTACCACGTTGAACACGTCCTGCACGGTCTTGGCTGCCTCGATTTCTTCATCCGGCAGATCGATCTCGAATTCATCCTCGATCGCCATGACCAGTTCAAGGTCATCCAGGCTGTCAAAGCCGAGATCGTCGGCCAGTCGGGATTCGGGCTTGATGTCCTGCTCGCTGATGCCGGATTGGCTTTCGATCAGTTTCATGATCCTGCTTTCGTTCGTTTCCATCACTTCTCCTTCCTTGGTTAGCCTTCGTTAATTGCCTTGCTTTCCACTCTTCGCGGACCTTGTTCAGGTAAACCGCCCCCATCACTTTTTCGATGACCGGGGCATTGATTGCCATCGTTGGCCGGTCCATCTTGCTCAACCAGTTCTGTACGCACTCCATGCACTCGAACGCCATACGACCGCCGGTGATGCCGCAGGCAGGGCAGGTTTTCATTTCGGCGCCGCCGCTGCGCGCAATGCCGCGCTGCGCGCTGCCTTAACTTCCGGCGTGGCCAATTGCCGTGCCGGTGCTACTGGCTCAGCCGGCACGATGGATGGCGCAGGCATTGGCTCGGGCGGCTTGTTCACTTTGTCGATTGCCGCGATCACACGCGCCTTAAACACGATCATCTTTTCGCCGGGTATGGGCGACAATGGCGGCACCAATTCCGCACCCTTGGCAATCACGCCGGCATCAGTTGCATGCCAGGGGATCAGCGTCTTTCCGCCCTCATTTTTCCGTGCCATGCAAGCAGCCTTCAGGAATGAGGCAGCGTCAGCCGGTTGTGCAACGACAGCAGCGCGCACTGCTTCAATAACAATCTCGTCGGTATAGTCCTTGCAGAGCTTCCCGACGAACGTGCCGCATTGGGCGGCTGGCATGCCTTGCTCTTTAAGCAGGGATTTCCCTGCACGCCAAAGCTCTACCTTCGTCATGTCGTCGGCAGGCTTTTCAGCTTGTGCGCCCGGCGCCTCGGCGCCCGTTCCGATAGGAACGGAAGTATTTAATTCTCCCTGTCCCTGTCCACTGTCCCTGTCCACTGTCCCTATCAGAGCGTTTTCCTGCGGATTTTCGGCATTTGTCCGCTGGACATTTGCATCTTGTCCGCCGGACAGCTTGCGCATTTCCGCTTCATGTCTTGCTTGTTCCTCTGCTTTTCTGCGTGCCCGCTCCTCGGCTTTTCGCTGCCTGTCTTGCTCTTTGGCTTCCCTGTATTTGACGCGGCTATTCCAGGCTTCGATCGCCTTCTCGGCGACAACCGGGTGATACAGCCGGCTATCGGAACATTTCACCCAGCCGCGCAAAGATCCTTCACGCACCTTCTGCCATTCCTTGACCACGCGGCCGAAGCCTGCGAGCTGACAAAGAATCTTGTCGTCGTCCGGCAAACTAGCTGCGGGCACTTGGTGCCATGACGCGCACCAAAGCAGCACAGCGCAACGGAATTCATCGCCGTTCGACAATGCGCTGATATCGCTATCCCGCAGACGCACAACGTCCAGCGGCATGAAGGGAAAATCCCTCAAGTCGCATTCAGATGGGGTCAGCGGTGTTGGTAATTCGTTCACTCGGCAGTCTCCAGCAATCCCTTGCGCTTCAATATCCGCCGGGTCTGCGCGATCGCTTCACGGAAAATCGACAGCATCAATTCAAGGCTCATGCCTTCCGGGCGCGGCCGGCGACCGTCTACAACGTCATGACATGCGCTGCAGCCGTAGGCGGCGCATTCATCCGATGCCTTCAATCCCATGCCTTTTCCATCCGTCGATTCATTGGAATGGCAGAGCACAGTGGTCGATGTGTCAAAGTTGCACACGCCCGGCAGCCGGATCGTGCATTCCTGATCCCTGGCGCTCTTGCGGATTGGCGTCATCTTCGGGCCGCGCGACTTCATGCGCTTGGTGCCGCGCTTCATTGGCGTGCGCGCCATGGGCTTGGTGCTGGGCTTGAGGGTGGAGTAGGTCAATTACTCACCCCGCTTAGGCCAACGAAGTGCCCTTCAATAAGGCAGTTGCGTAGGATGCCTGCATCCTCGCTGCCGTAAGCCACTAGCACGCTTGGGGCGCCGCCGTTGGCCCTGGCCCGCGTACCATCCACGAAATGAAAGTGCAGCCGGCCGCGAATGAATAGCAGTGCGCTAGCGCGGCTCCATACATGATCGAAGAACATGGCTGTTTCGGTACGCGCGAAGATCAGCGCAGTTCCGGTGCCGTGTTGCGCTAGGCGATTCAACCATTGTGCCGCTTCAAGGCCGTATGGTGGGTTAAGCCACACCCTGCCGTGCCACGGCTGCTCCAGGCCGTTATCAAGCACTGAGTAATGGTCCTCCGCAGTATCCCATGGCCGATTAATCGGACTGCATGGGTCCAGGTCAAAACGTCCAAGCGCCCGGATAATTTCAGGCGGCGTCAGCCATTCGTCATTTTTCATACTAGCGCTTTGATGTGATCCGATGCCGGTCATGCTGCACCTTCGTTCAATCCGGTTTCTTCGACGGCTTTGCGAACCTTAGCTGCAGCACTCTCAAGATCAGCGGCAAGTTCTGTCAGCTTTGAAAGTGCACCATCACCGCGCCAACCTGATAAGGATTCGAGTTTGTGAGCGAGCTTGATTGTCTCGGCAGATGTGCCGCCGTAACGCTGGATGTCGATGCCGGTCTTTTCCTTCAACTCTGCGAGCTTCGCCTCCAACTCTCGCAAATGCTTTGTGCCGTACTCGACCTCTCTTTTCACGCGCTCATTGATTTCAGCGTGGGCCGCGTTAATGGCATTTCGCTGCATGCGCTCGGCAATTGACGTTACCTGCTCATGCCCGCGCCGCATCAGCGATGCAAAGAACCCGCGTGTAATTGGCTTCGGCGACAACTTTGGTGCTGCCACGGATTGCACCAACCCGGATTCCCTTAATTCGAGTAACCCCCATGTCGGCGGCAATTCACCGTCCTTAACAATTCCCTTTGGGGCGACGATCCACCAGTAATCACAGTATTGATAAACGTCCTCGGCTTTTTCCGGCTGCTTCAACTCGCGTAACCAATCGGAACGGCTTACCTTGATCTCAAATCCGTGCACGGCATGTCCGCGGCTGCTCCAAAGGTTCACCGCGACCGCATCGGCATATCTGGTTCCGCCACCTGTCTTGGGCGCGACTTCCTCAAGCAATGCCCATTCTGGCGCCGCATAGCGCTTATGCAGCATGTCGCGTGCATGCGCTGTGTTCAGGCATACAGGGGGCTTTGCTTCTTGCTGTTTAATTAAGCTAGCCTGGATAATCATGCCGCCCTCGCGCACTTAACACAGCATCCGAACTGCTGCAGCTGCTTGGCTGTCACCGTGGCGCCGCAAGCGCATTTCTTCCGGCGCAGGACCGGGGCCGGCCTGTCGCTCTCGGCGCGGTAGCGGGCTTGATAGTTCGCCGCCAAAGGGTGCTGGGCGTTCATGCTTCGCATGCCTTCGCAATCGCAGCGATCTTGTCTTTCAAGTTTTGGACCTTGCCTTTCAATTCTTGGTTTTTAGACTCCATCTCATTGATGTCAACCTGAAGTTCTTCATTTTTGCTTTCCGCTGAAGAGAGTTCGCCTTCCTTCTCAGCGACCTCGGCAGAAAGCTCGCCCAAACGCGCGACCAATATTCGCTCGCGTGATGTTGCATTCGGATCCATGTCGATCATGTGGGCGATCTCTTGGATCGAGAAATTAGCTGGGATATAGTTGCTCATGTCAGAACCTTGCCGGCATTGTGCAAATGATCCGATTGCCATCCAGGATGCGAATTTGCGTATTGCTTGTGTCTGCAGCTTTGAATTGCAGTTTCAGCTTGTCGCCTTGCAGAGATTTGAGGAACCCGGAAAAGTCGGAGACATACGCACCGAACATCACGGGGCTTCCTTCGTATTCGAAGGGCGCTGTTGCCTCATTGTCTCGACCAACCAGGGCAACGTGATTCGACTCCCCGGCTTCAATCTTCACCATCGGGCGAGCCTTCCCTTGATCGGGGAAGCTGCCAACAAAGGAAATGGCTTCCAGAAGACTTTTGCGCTCGACCTCGCCGGAATCTGGCAGTTCGAGCCCGATGATTCGACGCATATCCAATGGCTTGCTGGCGGCCGTCTTGAACAGCGCTATGGCTCTATCGCCGCGCAATTCCACCTGGTTGTCACGAATCGTCACGGTCTTAAAATCTCCAGCCATGCGGCGCGCGACATCAACCTGAATGCAAATGCCGAACTCGGCCGCAATATGTGGAACAGAAACGAAACCGAGATTGATGCCATTGGTGCCGAAAACATTAATTTCGGTACTCGTCGATTTGATATGAACGCAATTCAGGTGTGGTCGAACCATGTTCGTGGCACAAAACTGCGCGGCAAACTGAAATTGTTCTTCCAGGGGCGCCCATTCCAGTTCCACTAACGCAGATTCTGCGCGTTCCAACTTCGGGAAGTCTTTTGCCGGCAAAGATGCTAGGCGGGTTTTGGCTTTCCCGATGCCGATAACGGCTTTCCCGTTTTTGCAAGACAGATCGACATCATCGTCAGCAAACTGCGCGATGCGCTTCAAGGCGGTAGCATCCACGCAAAAGGCAAACGGCTCACCTGGGGCGTCGATCCAATATTCAATTTGCGAATCCAAATTCGATGCAACAAAGGTTAGCTGCTCGCCAGTAGATTCCACACGAATATTCGTCAGGATCGGCAATGTGCTGCGCGGTGGCGAGAAGGGCGCTACGGCGTTGATGGCGTCTCGGAATGCCTGCTTGGGAATGATCACGATCTGCTCCTGTTTTTCCGTTTTGGAGGTTTTTGTTATTTGCCGGCCGAACAAAAAATCGGCCGCTATTTCATGCGGCTTCTTTAACTGAAGTCCTGACCAATGTACGGATCAGTTCGCGGACAATCGCATGGTCACGCTTGGACAAGTGGCGGATATCGGATACCAAGCGCGCATCCGCCGCGGCCAGCATGGCATCGCCGCCGTGAGCGGCCGGCTTCTCTGCCTTGCCACCAAATCGGAGCCATTCAGCCGTCACGCCAAGCATGTCCGAAAGTACGCGCAACTTCTCCTGGGCAGGGATCGCTTCGGCAACCAGCCATTTGCGGGCGGCGTGTACAGTGATCGGGCGTCCAGAGAACCGCGCATTGAATTGCCGCGACAAGTCGGTTGGGCTGTTATCGTTGTAGTTGGCATCGCACAGCGCTTGGCGCAAGCGTTCGGAGAATTGAGTGCGCTCTTGGTCAGCAGTGGCTTGTGTGGAATTGGGCGGTTGTTTTTTCATGATCTAGTTATTTTTTATGTCTATCAGAATGTCAGCGGCAAAAAGGTCGAGCGCCATACCAGTAGCACGCGCTTATGCGAGTTCGGGAGTTTTGAGCGCGCCACCTTGTCAGTAGGGCGCACGTAACCTAAGCGCTTTGCTTTGTTGGTCACGGCACCCCATGCGCGCTTTTCCGGAATTTCCGGCAGGCCGGGATTGGCCAGAACCACATCCTCGGTAGTGAATTCCCGGTTTTTCAGCGCATGCAGGCGGAATGCCTCCAGCGCCTTTTCTGTCCAGTCCTCATGTAGCCGGTTAGCTTTGGCTGCAGCCAAGTTCGCGCCATGCTCGGCCAGGTCGAATGCGGATTGAGTCATGCCTGCAACTCCATCAAGACCTCATTGAGGCGGGCGATCGCGCGGTCAATCTCATCGGCACGGTAGAAGTGCGTTTCGCCACTGCCGTCATGGAGAAGTGTCCCGCCGTTGATGGTGAAGCACTGCTTTTGCCAATCGACGCCATCGAACGCATTCAATACCATCTTCGCGGCCTGCCTTTTAACGGCGCGCGCCCGCCATTCCAGGATGATGCTGATCATTCGACCTCCCGTTGCATGCGGCGCAACATGCTGATCGTGTTCGTGTTCTCGACAGTGAGTCCGGCTTCTTTCAGCAGGCCGACCATCAGCATGCCGGCTCCCGTCAATCCGCCGAAACCATTTGCGCGGCCTTGGCTATCGCGGTGCCAGAATACGAGCCCGCGCGCTTCCAGCGGCTTCAGTGTGCCGACTTGCAGCAGATACATCGGGCCGTCACGCCACTCAGCGCCTTTGTGCTTTTTGGGATCGAACGATTCGCAACGCAGCAGCGCATTGCATTGATTCTTCGATAGCTGGATGGAGAACGCCGTGCTAGTGGCGTATTCGGCAAAGTTACGATTCATCGACGCGCCCCTGGTTATTGAATCCAAAGACCCGAGCAATTAGAAAAATGAATCCAAGGTAGACGAGCACCGCCAGAAGCAGGGTTATAATTTTCATGCCGCCACCTCAATTTCCGGTTTGTCGGTGACGTGAATTGCGCCGATACATGGAACGCGCAGTCCTCCTGGCAGCTTCATCAGGACGGCAAGTAGAGTGGCAAGCGTGTCATGCGTGATATTGAACGCGGTGATCAGTCCTGGTCCCGACTCGTCCTCTGGCGTATCAAAGGTGATCATGTAGCCGAATGGAGTTTCTGCGGCGCTGACCGTGGTTCCGTTTGGAGCGACCTGCCGCAACCCGAGAATACTTTCATTCATGCCGCCACCTGCTCGGCATTGAACTTCACGCGGGCGTAATAGGCTTCCACCCACACCCTGAAGGCTTCCGATTCAACCGGGTATTGGCAGGCGCAGGAGCCGTGATTGTTGTCAGCGGCATGCTCGGCTTGGCGCTTGATCTGCGCAATGCTGGCGACGGGATCATTCATGCTAGTCCTTTGCGATATCTTGAGTGGGATCCCAAGTCGTTGGGATTTGCGATAGGGAGTGGATAATCGACGCCATGGGTGACAAGCGGCGCGTCGGCATCTCAACGGTTTTTCCGGCGGGCTTTTTGGGGGCGTCGTTGCGCAGTAATTCACTACCCTTGATGAAGTAGTAGGTATAGTGATTGCCTTGTTGGCCATCTGACGGCTTTGCGCAAACAAACGTATGCTCGATCAGCCAACGTAGCGCATAGCGCACCTGATCATGGCTGCAGCCTTGCGGCAATATCTGCTGATTAACCAGTTGCGCATTGACGGCCTCGCGCAGCGGTACCAGCATCAAGCCATGCTCATGGGCCTCCAGCACTTCAAGGATCATTGCCTTGATGGCTGCGGTATCGGATGCGCTATCGTTTGCCATCACTTCGACACCATGACCTTGAAGAACACGAGATAAAAAACGTAATAATCCCAGGCGCCATAACAGCAACGGTCATAGCCGATCATGGCATCGGCTGTGCGGGAAAATGTGATTTTTCCGTGCAAGAGCTTTGTGAGAAAATCGCGCATGGTCGGCCCCGATTAGTTTGATATTTATCGAGACTTGCCCGCGCTGCCCTGCGGCGCCCTGCCGATCCCCGATAGTCCCTGTCCAACCAGGGCTGAATCGAGTAACCTTGCCTCATTGATCTTGTCCGTCGCCCACTTGTGCAGAATCTCGCGCACGATTTCGGACTTCTCTTTGCCGGTGACACAGTTCATTGCTTCAAGTGCCGCATCAGTTTCGACGGTGATTTTTCCGCGAAAGTCTTTGAGGTCGAGTGACATGGTTAAGTACCTTTTCTATACAAGTGGAGTAGGGCCATCCGCTCAGGACGAGGCGGCGATGTTTTTTTACTTGCGCATCAATTTCCAGCCTTCGTAATCCGGGCGCAGTTTTTCGCACGTCACGCGAGGGTGATTGCACGCCGCTTCAATAAATGGACATGCCTCGACCGGCGCCTTCTTGTCGCGGTTGATCCAGTTCCAAACCTCCTGCGGACGCCGTTTTACCTGACGTGCGAATTCCGCCTGGCTGTCAAAACGGCCGATGGCGAAGAGAAGTGTCTGTAAAGCATGATTGTTTGTGTTCATGTTTCAGATAATAAACTCATGTTTGCTGGCAAGTCAACACTTGTCTATTGTGGGTATCCACAAATGTTTATATAGTGGTGTTTATGGCACTAGGAAAGAACATCGAGCACTTAAGAACACAGGCCGGGCTAGGGCGTCCGGACCTGGCGCGTCGCATTGACCCGGATAACGCGGTCCAGTTGGCGCAAGCGATTTACGCGCTGGAAACTAGGGATAGCGTGCGGTCTGAATATGCGACCGCGCTGGCGGAGGTTTTTCAGGTATCGCTGCGCGCCTTGCTCGATGAAAACATGACTGACCTAAGCCTTGACGAGATCCGGTCACGCTGGCCGGTGCCTCAATTTGAAGGGCAGGGGAGCAATCGGGCGGCCGCCGTGGCGCCATCGGCATCAGGAAAACAGCCCCTCCCGGTCATCTCCATGGCTCAGGCTGGGCGCATGAAAGACTTGAGCGAACCCTATCCACCGGGCGCCGGCCTGGATATCGTCTATGCCGACACGGATTTGTCGCGCTGGGCATTTGCGCTGGAAATTGAAGGCGACGCGATGCTGCCCGAGTTCAAGCAGGGCGATCGCGTCATCATTGAGCCGGAGTGGAGCCCGCGGCCAGGGGAGTTTGTTGTGGCGAAAAACAGCAGGAACGAAGCCACCTTCAAAAAATACCGCCCACGCGGTACGGCCGAAGATGGTAGCCAGATATTCGAGCTGGTGCCACTCAACGAGGATTACCCGACATTACGCAGCGACCGGGAATCCCTGGAGATCATTGGCGTGATGGCCGAGCACAGAAAGCGCAGCAGAAGACCTAAATTCTAATGGCATGCCGGCGCCACCTTGCCGGCCAGGGAGAATTCAATTGAAATTCAATCAAGCCGCACTTGCCGCCGCACTTCTCTGTCCTGCCATCGCCATGGCGTGCTCATTTGATACCGATTGCAGCCCGGGAAGCCGGTGTATCAAATCGAATTATCAACTTCATGGCGTATGTGCGGGCGGGATCTCGCCTGGAAACAGCAATGATCGACAGCCGGTCTATGCGCCGCTCGACCCCAATCGCACCTATGGCAATACCTGCTCGTTTGATCCTGATTGCGGTCCCTCATCCAGGTGCCTGAAGGAACAGGGCGCCATTCAGGGCGTGTGCATTCGCGCGCGCTGACATAAGCACTGGAGCGGTGCCGCGCGGCCCATGCGGGCTTACTTGGCGGCCCTCGCCAGCGGGCCTTTAATTTCTATAAATATTTTTCCTGGCTCATTGCGATCCAGCAGCTCACGGACAAGCTCGCTTGTTGGCACCCGAGATAAATCGACGCGGGGGTCAAAGCTCGATGCTAGGCGCGCCAATATCTCGCTATTCATCGAGCGGCCATTCTCCTTGGCAACCTTTCTTATTTGGGCTTTTAGTTCGGGCGGCATGCGCAAACCCATTGGCGCTATATCTTTTATCATAAGCGCAAGTGTAGCCATACCGACAAATTACCGGTAGTAACACTTATGTAGCAATTATTGAGTTGATGTTATATATTTAACAGTGGAAATGTTTCAAATTTCCAATTCAATGGGCCATATAAGGAAGAGACAATATTACGAACGGCAATATAAGACCGACGGCCTCTCTTAATTCAGTGGGACAGGAAAATGTACAAGAACTTGCAACAACATAATTTCGTTGATAGCTATGCCGGCCTTCCAGGGGGGATTCCGGAATTAAAGGCCGCAAAGCAAGTGCGGTTTCAGCAGTTTGATGGAAAACAAATTACTTTTTCACACAATGATTTGTACCGGCATATCGAAACAGAATCCCACCAGATACGGAGCATGCTGCATAAGATGCGCGGCGCTGAGCTGGACCCTGATTTGCGCGAAATCGTCTGGCTGTTGGCAGACAAGGCGGATGCGCTGACGAAAATGATCCGGCAAATATAGCTGCCCCTACTTCCCGCAATATCCACTAACCGCTTCGGCGGTTTTTTTTCGCCTATCCATTTCTGATTTGACCGCCATCAAAAAAATTTGATCAACAAAACAAACAATAGTTGACATCAACAAACAAGTGTCTATAATCTCACTCATAAACATGAGTTTGTTATTAGAGGTATTAAACAAACTAATGTCTGTTTTGTGCTCGCTGATGGCGAGGGTCTATTGCAGTAAATCGTATGCGCTACGGCGCGAACAAAGGAGTGGCAAATGGGCAAACCGCGTGATGAATGGCTGGAAAGCCAGCAGCACAAACAAGCCGTTGATGAACGCGCCAAGTCGATGATGGCGCCCGGCGAAGATTTCGATCCCCTGGAAGGCGCAAACCTGGCGACCGCCATTGCTGGCGGCGATGACGCCAATGATAACTTCGCGGCGATCGGCAAGCTGATCCGGGCAGGTAAGGGCGATGAAGTGGCCAAGCTGATGCTCGAAACTTCCACCACATACTGGCTGCCGCGCGCGCAAGCCCAGGCTTCGGTATGCCTCGATGAAGAAGCCGCGCAACGTCTCCGTGACGACAAGGAATCCACCGGATACAGCAAGTGGCTTGATGCGCAGGAGGCAGCATGAGCGCAATGCATACACCTGGACCGTGGCGCTGGGAGTTCAACCAGAAGCACAAGAGCGTTCAGCTTGTCGGTGGATTGCGTCCCCAATATGACCTGACGGTGATGGACTTTGCTCGCTGGGGATTGAGCGGCGCAGTTCCGCGCTTCCGCGACACCGCAGAGGACGGTCTGAACTTAATGGATCGGCTGTGCGACAAGCCGGAATGGATCGCACCAGCGGAGGGACGGCACCATCACCGCGACTGGTTCCAGTTTGTCATCCACCCTGACGCTAGGCTGATAGCTGCTGCACCTGACCTGCTAGCCGCGCTACAAGGCGTTCTTCGGGTTGCCGACCGTGCGACGGACGAGTTCGATGCAGCACGCGCCGCCATCGCTAAAGCCACCGGGAGCGCCGCATGATCGCCCGCCTTCTCTTTACCGGCATGGACTTCACCGACCGCAACCAGTGGGTTCCGCTGGCTGGGATTGCTGTCTGCATTCTGATTATCGGAGGCTTCCAATGAGTGAGCAATTCAAAGTTGGAGAAATCTGCATTGTGCAGAACGCCACACACAATTCGGAAAAATATAACGGCACAGAGTGCGTCGTCGTATCTGGATGGGAGTTGCGAGTGGCTTCTATTGGCAAAGAATACCTAATGTGCCTTGTTCGGCTTTGTGATGGCAAAGAACTTTATGCGTGCGATTTTCATCTGCGACGCAAACCACCAAAGCAAGGCCTCACAGAGTGGGCGAACGCCAAAGTTAAGCAACTGCTCAGTATGCAGCCAATAAAAGAACAGGAGCCCGCATGAGCCGCATCCACACCACTTCCGGCCTGCTTGGCTACTCAACTATGCCGCTGCTGAAATCGCTGCGCAACTAGTGGCTACAGAAGGCCGAGGACCATTACCTGATTTGCGCGGCCACCGAAGCAAAACGCGCTAAGGAAGCCCATCAGAACGTCGCCTATTACCAGAAACGTGCCGCCCTGGCGCGCTCTTCTCGGATTTAAGTCGCAGTCAATAACAACATTTTTGGGGAAAACGATGAACGCAATTACTGAACTGCCCGCCGACGCGCAATTGAATGTCGTCGTGCCCAACACCAGCACGAGTGCTCTGGTACTGGATTCGGCCAGCATGGATAGCATGATGCGCCTAGCTGAAATCATGGCAACCGGCCGCTGCACGATGCCGGCCGAATTCCGCAACTCCCCCGGCGACTGCTTAGCCATCGTCATGCAATCAGTCCAGTGGAAAATGAACCCGTTTGCCGTCGCGCAAAAAACGCACTTTGTATCTGGAAAAATCGGCTACGAGGCGCAATTGGTGAATGCGGTCATCACCGCCATGGCGCCGACCAGGGACCGCCTGCACTTTGAATGGTTCGGCCCGTGGGAGCGAATCCTCGGACAATTCAAGGAAGTCGAAAGTAAGTCCAAGAAAGACGATGCAGGCAACCCGATGAAATTCCGTGTGCCGAACTGGAATTTGAAGGACGAGGACGGTCTAGGCGTGCGCGTGTGGTCCACGCTCAAAGGCGAAGACGAGCCGCGCGAGCTTACGCTTCTGATGGCGCAGGCGCGCACCCGCAATTCAACCCTGTGGGCGGACGATCCGCGTCAGCAACTAGCCTACCTGGCTACCAAGCGCTGGGCGCGCCTGTATTGCCCGGACGTGATCCTTGGCGTCTATACACCGGACGAGCTTGACGAGTCGCCGCGCCAGGCGCCGCGCGATATGGGGCGGGCCGAAGTCGTCACCACCGGCTTGCTCGACAAGTGGATCGGGCGCGCCAATGACGCCAAGGATGCCGCCGCGCTGGCGCAAGTCTGGAAAGATGGCTTGGCCGAAATCAAGCCGACCGGCGACATGAGCATCTACACCGAATTCAAGGCGGCCGTGGAAGCAGCCGGCAACGTGTTCAAGAAGGCGGCTGCCAATGCGGTCGTCGACGTGGGCATTCCGCCGGAAATGGAGGGGCTCATTGCGGATCTAGAAGCATTGGCCGATAGCGGAACAGATGCCTTCCTGGAATCCTGGAACGGCCTGTCGGATGCGACGCGGGCCAAGATCAACGCCATCCCCGGTGTCTATGACGGCTTTATTGCCCGCGCCGAGAAAGCGGGGGCGTAATCATGCTGATCATCGAATGCGAACAGGGCAGCGAAGAATGGCATGCCGCACGGGCCGGCGTCATCACGGCCAGCATGTTCAGTGTCGCGCGCAAGAAGGTCAACGGCCTGACCGAACAGCAGGAAAAATATGTGGCGGCGATTCGTGCCGGCGCGTCGGAAAGCGCAGCAATGGTGGCAGCCGGCTACAAGGCCAAGCCGAAATCCGAAACTGTCGAGCGCGCTCTGGCAGGCGAGAAAGTAGGGGAGTATTCCGACGCCGCCAAGGATTATGCCTTTCGCGTGGCGATCGAGCGTATCAGCGGCAAGGCGCTCGATGAAGGCTTTGAAACGTGGTCGATGAAGCGCGGCCACGAACTTGAGCCGGCCGCGCGCATGGAGCATGAAATGCAAACCGGCCTGATCGTGCAGCGCGCAGGATTTGTGCTGACCGATGATCGCATCTTTGGCGCCAGTGCTGACGGCCTGATCGAAGTCGATGGTGGCAGCGAATACAAGTGTTTTGTTGATCCGGCGAAGCTGCGCGCCTTCCATATTGATAACGATGCCAGCGGGATCATGGACCAGATGCAGGGCTGCATGTGGATCACCGGCCGCAAGTGGTGGCATGCAGGCGTGTATTGCCCGGCACTTGAGCCAGTCGGGCGCCAGCTGTGGATGCAAGAGTTCAAGCGCGACGATAACTACATCGAGCAAATGGAGTCCGAACTGTGGGAATTCAAATTGCTCGTCGACCAATACGAAACAACATTAAGAATGAAGGAGGCTGCGTAATGTCCGCCCAACTCACCACCACCGAAAAGAAGTCCGTATCAACCCTGCTCACCCTGACGCCCGAGCAGTACGTTGCTGAGGTATTCAACCCATTCCGTGCTGAACTGGCCTTGCTGAAGGCCGAAGCCGAAGGTATTACCTACGATATCACGACCACGGCCGGCATGAAGATCGCCACCGAGCACCGGGCCAAGTTCCGCCAAGTGCGCGTCGATGCCGAAAAGGCGCGCAAGGAACGAAAAGCCCCAATTCTGGAAATCGGCAAGCTGCTGGACAGCCGATACAAGGAACTGGAAGCGGAAATCTCCCCGCTGGAAAGCCGGTTTGATTCCGACATCAAGGCCGAAGAAGCGCGTAAGGAAGCCGAGCGCCAGGCCAAGATCAAGGCCGAGCAGGAGCGTGTCGCGGCGATCCAAGCCAAGATTGACTGGATAAGAAGCCAGCCATTGAAAGCTATTGGCATGCCGGCTGCATCAATTCGTCACGCAGCGCAACTTGTCGCCGATACCATCATTGATGAATCATTTGCAGAATTTCGCGACGAGGCAATGGCAGTACGATCGGAGGCATTCAACAAGCTCGAATCAGCAGCCGCGGCTGCCGAGGTGCAGGAAGCCGAAGCCGCCCGCATCAAGGCTGAGCGCGAAGAACTGGCCCGCCTGCGCGCCGAAGCCGAAGCCCGCCGCGCCGCCGATGAGGCGAAAGCCAAGGCAGAACGCGAAGCCGCTCAGGCTGAACTGCAGGCCGCCCGCGACAAGCACAACGCCGAAGTTGCAGCCCAGCGCGCAGAGCTGGAGCAGCGGCAGCGCGATATCGCCCGCCAGCAAGCCGTACTGGAAGCAGCCCAGCGCCGCCGCGAAGAGGAAGAGGCAGCAGCCCATGCCGCCAGCATCGCGCAAGACGTGGCGCCGCGGGCATTGGAAGCCCTGGCCGAGCAGCCCAGCGATAACGGGTACGTGCCGGATGAAACCTGGCCATTTCCTTCCATGGGGACGGCTGCACCCGTTTCGCCGCCAACCCTGCGCTTGGGCGTAATCGCCGAGCGCCTGGGTTTTGCCCTGTCGGCCGACTTCCTGCGCGAACTCGGGTTCGAGCCGGCAGACAAGCAACGCGGCGCCGTTCTCTACCACGAGCACCAGTTCCCTGGAATCGGCGTTGCGCTCATCAAGCGGATTGAACAGGCGATGGCCGCGCATCGGATGGCAGAGGCAGCCTGATATGCCACAAGTGACCATCACTCGCAACGAACTCGGCAAGATCGACGGCGCCAACGAGAAGGACCAGCGCGCCTACGCCCGTTTCGTTAAGCGCATGCAATCGCTGACCTCGGATGCGGTGCTGGTCTTGAAATGGTGGGAGCCGCGCAGCCCACAGTTTCATAAATTTCACTTCGCCATTCTCGGCGCCCTGTTCAAGTCGCAAGAGCAGTTCGCGGATCCAGATGACATGCGCAAGTGGGCGGAAGTCGGCGCCGGCTACTGCAAGCTGGTGCCAGGCCCGAACGGCGTCATGTGCGCCATGCCGTTGTCGATCGCATATGAAAAGCTGGATGACGTCGAGTTCGGCGAAGTGCACAAGAAGGTAAAGACGTTCCTGCGCTCGACTAGGGCAACCCGGTTCCTGTGGCCGCACCTGAGCGACGCCCAGGGCTTTGAAATGATCGATCGCATCATCGACAGCTTTGAATTATTAAATTAACCAGGGGGATGTATGTGGTTTAAGAATTTACAAATCTTTCGTTTGTCGCCTGCATGGGCAATCGCTGCGGCGGAACTGGAAGAACTACTTTCCAAGCAAGCCTTTGCGCCGTGCGGCAGCGCCGACATGCAAAGCCGCGGCTGGATGCCGGTTCGTGACAAGGGCGGTCTGGTGCATACGGTCAACCGCCAGATGTTGCTGCGCTTCTGCACCGAGAAAAAGCTACTACCGGCATCCGTCATCAACCAGGCGACGGCGGCCAAGGTGGCAGAAATCGAAGAACAACAGGGCTTCAAGCCCAGCAAGAAGCAGCGCAAGGAAGTCAAGGAGCAAGTCACCGATGAACTGCTGCCGCGCGCCTTCGCCGTCAGCAGCAATACCCATATCTGGATCGACCCGGTGCACGGCTGGCTGGTGGTCGATTCCGCTAGCCCGACCAAGACCGATGATGTCTTCAAGTGGCTGCTGCGCTCCATTCCCAACCTGCCGGTAACGTCCTTGCGCGTGGTGCGCTCGCCCGGCGAAGCTATGACCAATTGGCTGGAACTGGACGAGGCGCCGGCCGGCTTCACCGTCGATCAGGACGCAGAACTGTGCAGCACAGGCGAAAGCAAGGCGACCGTGCGCTATGTGCGGCACACCCTGGAGGCTGATGACACCCGGCGCCACATCAAGGGCGGCAAGCGCGTCACCAAGCTGGCACTGACCTGGAACGACCGCATTTCCTTCGTGCTGACCGATTCGCTGACCATCAAGCGCGTGGCGGCGCTGGATGTATTGAAGGAAAACGCCGGAACCGGCTCTCAGGACGACGATGAGCGTTTCGACAGCGACTTTGCCCTGATGGCCGGCGAACTGGACGGTCTGCTTAACAGCCTGGTAGCAGCGCTCGGCGGCGAGGGTGCTCCGGAAAAAGGCCAGTTGGATATTGCTGACATTCCGGAAATGAAGGAAGCAGCATGAGAACGATCACCTTCAATAATGCCGGCACGTTTGCCGCCAACTACGCCGCCGAAGACTTTGCCAGATCCTGCGGGTTTTCCGTTGGCAGCATGCAGCGCGGTGCGCCGCGGGGAATCCTGTACGGCGACTACCTGATCTCCAAGTGGCGGAACATGAGTAGGAAGGAAATTTTGGCGTTACATGGCGTCATGGAGGGGGATTTCCGTGAAGGTCCGGTAACAATCCGGCTCTATGATCACGCGCCGGCAGAAGCTGTGGCCAAGTTCGATGAAATGGCAAAGGCGCAACCATGACCCGCTACGCCACCCCATTCGGAGCCTACGAGATCGACAGCATCCCCGGCCAGCCGCAGGTAGCGCACTGCCATTCGCTGTTCGTCCGCCCGGAATCTCGCGGCAATGGCTTTGGCCACCAGTTGAAGCAGCACCAGAACGCGACACTGGCACAGCTTGGCTATGACTTCGCCACTTGCACCGTTGCTGCTGGAAATGAGCCGCAAAAGCGCGTTCTTAAACGGGCCGGCTGGTCCAAGCTGTCATCGTTCGCCAATGCCAGAACAGGCGAGCAAACGGAAGTATGGGGCTTTGAAGTGCGGAGCGCAGCGTGAAGGAAGTGATCTGGCTGCTGATCGGCTTCGCGGTCGGCTGGATTGGATGCTGGCTGTACTGCGCAGCTAATAAGGACTGGAATGATTACCAGAATTGGGGATGAGATGAATACCGAACAAGACAAAGCAGCACTGGAAGAAATTGCGGAAAGCTGGGATGGCTGCATGTATGACGATGTTGGTCAATCAATCGACATTGGTGAAAACCTGCGCAAACAGTTCGCCGCTCTGCAATCCGCAGTCACGCCAGCCGCCAATGCAGGCGGGCAGCCTATTGCCTATGTTCGCACTAAAGAACTGGAAAAGCTGGCAAGCCCTCTCGTTGCCGGCGTCGGAATGATGCTTCACAAGGAACGTGATGATGGCATGGTGGCGCTGTATGACGGCCCTACTGCCGCCAGTGCGGCTGCAAATGCAGGCGGGCAGGATGTGGACTTGCTTCCGCCGCTGGGCATTCGCAATGACCGCGACATGCTGA